CCTCGCGGCGCAACGATTCATCGAATTCGAGCGTCACGTCGGAAAAGCAATTGGATGTTCCCGACGCATCCATGGCGACCGCGCGCACGTGTTCCTTGCAGATCTTCGACCCGACGCAATAAACGCCGCGCACGAACGCACGCACGGCCTCGAGCATTCTTTCCCGGGCATCGACTGGACAGCCCTGGAAGCAATGCGCCACCACGGTGACCATCGTGGGCAACGCCTGATAGTAGCGCCCGACGATGCCGACCGGTGCCAAGCCCTCGCCCTTGCCCGGATAGTGTCCCCACATCCATTCGTTCATGGCGTCGATGACCTCGCACGTCGGCACCCCGTAGGGGGCGTGATCGCGATCACCGAATGCGCCTTCCATGAACGGATAGATCGACACCATTTGCGGATCGCAACAGCCTTCGCACTCTTCGACGCAGGCCCGCGTTACGCCGGGATAGGTCGACGTCGTTTCGAGATACCATTTCAGATTGGTCGAGACGGCGCTGGCGCGCTCGGCCGCGACGATGCGCGAGCGCAGCGAGTCGCACGACTCGTTATCGGACCCGCCCACCAGCCCGTTGCCGACCACGATGGCGTCAATGTCGATCCCCGGATACGTGGTCGACACGATTAGCGGTGTGCCCGCCGGCATGTCGAACGCCACGCCGCCGGTGACCGACACCACGCGCAGCACGGCGCGGCCGGTGTCATCGATGGTCGTGGGATTGAACGCCACCCCCGGGTCGAGCTTGTATTCCCGCGCCTCGCCTGCGAACCGGATATTGGCCGGGATGACTGCGCCAGCGTCGCCGGTGATCGCGACGTAACCCTTGGATCTGGTCGCCGAGTGCAGATTGATTCCGTGCTGCGCGCCGTACACCACGAGGTTGTCGCAGCACATTGTTGCCGGGTTGTTTTCCTTTAGCGCCTGCGTCACGAACCCGTGCATGGTGTTGACCGCGCCGGCCATGACAAACGCCAACACGTCCTCGGTCGACATCGGCAGCACCGGCGCGCCGCCCAGCAACCGCTTGGAAAGCTCGGTGGCGATGGCGGTTTGCAGCTGGCCGATATCCGGTCGCGGCAGCGTGCACGAAATGTCGGTGATCAAGGCCATCCGGTTGCCCTCCCGTCACGCCACCAGCGCCCGCTGACTCAAAGGCGTCGTCGTCGTCGCCGCGCCCTGCCGGTATTCCGCCCACAGCCACGTTGCGTCGGGCATGGCCGTGCCCTGAAACACCATCTCACGGCTGATGCCCGGGCCGGTGATCTTCACTATCAGATTCATCACGTTCCGGCTCACGTAAAACGTGCGCACGGCGAGCGTGGCGACGATGCCCCAGTCGATCAGGTAATTCAGCGCGGCCAGCGCGTAGTCCTTGGCGGTGATCAACGCTTCGTTGTTGGCGACGTGCCACTTGAGCGCCCACAGCTTCGATCCGCTGGAAAACGTGTCGGTGCGAAACGAATCCGCCCACCATCCGCCGTCGGTCTTGCCCAGAATGTGTTCCTCGCAATCGATGTGCCCGCGCGTGAATAGCTGCGTCGTGATCCATCCCTCGATCCATTTCTCGCGGTCGATGGTGCCCAGCGCGTTGATGTGCAGCGCCGGATTGCCGCCGTAGCATTCCTGCGGACACGTCGGCGGCGAGCACTCCGGCACCCGCCGGTGCGACAGCGGCTTTTCGAAAATCGGATAATTGACCGTGCGACAGACCGGCTTCGGCGGTGCGCACACGTTGGTGGGTCGGGCGAGTGGTGCCATGACTTCCCCCTTTACGGATACGGATATCGTACTATCACGATGCCCGCGATGCCGCTGCCGCCGAAGTTGCCGCCGTATGCACCCCAGCCGCCGCCACCGTAGCCGGATCCGCTATTGCTGCCGCCGGAGGTGCCGCCCAGTCCATAGTTGACGGCGGTGCCGGTGATCGAACTCGACCGCGCAGCGCCGCCGACGTAGCTCGGGGCGTTGCCACCAGCGCCGCCGCCGCCGCCGCCGTAGCCGCCACCGTTCCATTCCATGCCGTTGCCGCCTTGGCTGCCGATGCCGTAGCTGTAGCCGAAATTATTGTACGCGGTGCCGCCGCCGCAGCCGCCATCCATGCCTCGCTGTGAGTAGTACAGATTATCACCGGCGCTGTTCCACACGCACTGCGAACCGCCGCCGCCGCCGATCGCGGTGCCGATGCCGGCGATGTTGGAAGACCCGCCGTTGGCTCCGATATAGGTCGCCGGGCCAGCGCCAACACCGCCAGCGCCGACGCCAACCGAATAAGATCCGACGCCGCGCGCTACCGTGCCGATGAGTATGCCACCGGCCCCGCCGCCGCCGGCATATGCACCGGCGTTGTCGGAATACCCGCCGCCGGCACCGCCGGCCAGGATGAGATAATCGAGCGTCACCAACCCCGGCGCGGAAACGATGACAAGCGATCCGCTAGTGGTGAACGTGTGGACTCTGAAACCCGTAATGTCGGTGATGACGCCGCCGGTGGCCACGACGGGGCCACCTAGCGGAATGCCGACAGGAAGCGGCCCGACCGGAAACATCAGAGATTGATTCCTTTCGCCGCGCCCACCAGATCGTAGGTCGTTCCACTCCACCGGAACACGATGTGATCGCGCACAGTGCCGCTCGACCACGTGCTTTGCGTGTAGTTGGCGAGCCCTTTGAAATTGCTGCCGAAGGTAACAGCACCGGCCGCCGTCATGGTGATCGTGATCGACACGAAGATGCCGACCGCTGGATTCGCCGATGGGTTGGCGATGACGAATGCAGCGGCCACCGCAGCGGTGAACGCTTGCACCTGGGCGAGCGAGAAATCGGCCGGGACGCTGCTAGCGATAGCAACGGGAGGCGGCGCGATATCGATCCACGTCGCGTTGCGGCGCGCATAGGATTTGCCATCGTTCGGTGCCTCGGGCACCGTGTTGCCGACGCCGCCTTGCATCACCCACGCATAGCCGTTGTAAGTGTAGGTCGGACCTCCGGCCGGTGTGAACACCTGTCCGTTCGTTGGCGAACTTGGAAAATCGAAAGCCATTCTATGCCCCCCAGCGCGAACAGTTGATCGGCACCGGACCAATGAACGGCCCATCGAAGTTTAGATTCCAGCCGTGATTTTGAAGGTAGGCACAGGCAAGCACCGAAATTTGCATGTTGCTTCCAATCCCCGCGTATGGGCCAAGCATCCCTGTCGGCGGCGCGGCATTGGGATTGCCGTTGTACGTTGGTGCATTCCAATTGCCGTTGGTTGTGATGTTGCGCATGGCGCACATGCCCAAGCTGGTGTCGATATAGAATCCCAGCCAATCACCAGACGCGAACGGCGGATAGTTCGCATAGCCCGTTCCGGCGGCGTAAAAAGTTCCTGTACCGCCCCACCCGACCGAATTGGTGTTTTGTCCGGGGTAATAACTCGACGGGGCCTCAAAGCCCAAATAGGACGCGCCAACCCCAATGATGCAGTTGTTTGAATCGCCCCCGAACGATTGCGCCTCGAAATACTTGCGGCCGGTGCGCACGTGTGGCTGTGACATGACCGTCCAATAGGCGGCGGTGGCGAAAGTCTTTGTGACGGTCAGATTGTTGTTGCTGAACGCAAAGATCGGACCTCCGTTTGCAGCCGGTAGCTGGCGGTGCGGGTCCATGATGGTCTTCGACTCGGCCGCGACCGTGCCGGCAATCGTGGTGCCGGTCTTGTTGACGCCGTAGAGGTGGAACGTGCCGGCGGTGATGTTGCCGCCGGTGTTCATAATCCGAATCGCGTTGAATGCGCCGGTGTCGAGGATGTAGCTGCCGCTACCATCAAAGCCGGCGAGGCCATCGGTCGGGTTGCGCAAATGGCTTTTGTAAAAAAACGGTTTGAAGACTCCGGCTATTTGCGGGGTGAAAAATCGAACGGTGCCGAACACGGAAAATCCTGTTCCCGCCGTGTGCGCTCCCGTGATTTGCAATTGCGCTTGGTTGGCAAAGAAATTGACTGACCCGGCAGCGGCATACGGAGCGTAGACTTGGCCCATGTGATAGCTGCTGGCGGCACCCTTGAATGTTGCGCCGCCGTCCTGGCTGATCCTGATCGCGAACGCGCCGTTGGCTGCACATTGCGCGCCGAAAAAATGCAATTCGTATTCGTCAAAAGTGCCGTCGATTCCCTTTGTGAAATCGACCGCCGCCACCGCGCTCGACACCACGCGCGAATCAATCAACACGAGTTGCCCAGCGGGCATGACACCACCCAAGCCGCCGGGATCAATGATCCAGCCCAGACCGTTCCAGCGCCATCGCTTGCCGCCGAAATCGTAGGTCTGGCCGACCAGCGGCGAGGCGGGGAAATCTAGCGGCATGTGATCACCATCATGCTGCGATCTCCATCACCTGAAGCGTCGCGCGTTGCGTGCCGCCCAGATAGCGATTGGCGGCATAGCCGTTGACGTACACGTTATTGGCAGTGCCAGTTTGAAGATTGCCGTACCGTATTTTGAATGTTGTCGCAGCCGTAGAGCCGGCCGCAATTTCGACGTCCAAATTCATCGAACAGACATAGCCCGCGCCAGGAGTGGTAACGCAACTCGATGCGATGGCGTTGGCCGTTCCATCTCTAAACGCCGACACCTGTATCCCAGCGTTCAGGCCGCAAGCCATTGGAGCATTGAAGTGCAGCCGCAGTTTGTTGGTCGCCGCCTTCGGGGAAATCGAAACCGTCAGCAATTCCGTCCCGCTCGATTGCTGCGGCACCGCGTCAATGACGCCAGCAAAGACGGCCGACGTGCTGGTGAGGGCGGTATATTCCGCATAGACCGATTGCACGACGGTGCCGGCCGCCACGGCGTTGGCCGGCCCGGTTTCGATCCACGTCGATGAAAGCGCGCTAACGTGATAGGTGTACGAAATCCCGCTGGTGTCATCCAGCCATTGCATGCCCTCGGTCGGTGAAGCGGGCGGCGTCGAGGACACGGTGAGGCCGCCGCCGCCGGTAGGAGCAACACCGCCGCCGCCACCGACCGCCACCCATTGCGACGAATTGGCGTCGGTCACGTACAGGAAAAGGATACCGGAATCGCTTTCCCACCATAGCGCGCCAGCGGTCGGCGACGCCGGTGGCGTGTCCGATATCGTGATCGATGCGCCGCTCGCCGCCGCGAGCGCCGCCGCTATGGCCGCCTGCACGAACGCGGTGCTGGCGGCGGTCGTGTCGTTGTCGCTGGTCGCCGCCGTCGGCACGCGCGGATCGCCAGTGAACACCGGCGAGGCCAGCGGCGCATAGGCCGACAAGTCAATCGACAGCGTGCCGCTGACCAGCGACAGCGGCGCGTTGGCCGTGACCACGCCGGCCGGACCCTGCGGCCCCTGGATGCCCTGCGTTCCGGGCGGGCCTTGCGTGCCGGTGTCGCCCTTCGGTCCCTGTGAACCCGTCGTGCCGGCCGGGCCTTGGATTCCCTGATCGCCCTTTGGTCCCTGTGCGCCCGTCGTGCCGGCCGGACCCTGCGGACCCTGCGAACCGGGCGGGCCTTGGATCGAGCCGCCCGACACCCACGCCGTGCCGTCCCAGATCCACAGGCTATCGTCGGCCTGGACGATGTAGGCGTCGCCTTGGGTGTTGCCGCTCGCCGGCAAGTCCCCCGACGTCGCGACCGACCCTTGCATGGTGATGCCGGTGCCGGCCTCGCCCTGCGCCCCTTGGACACCCTGCGGCCCCTGCGGACCCTCCGGCCCGGCTGGTCCGGGAACGGTGCTTGCCGCCCCCTGCGCGCCCTGTGGGCCGGTTGGACCTTCCGGCCCTGCCGGACCTACCGGCCCGACCGTTCCCGGCGTCCCTGGGCTTCCCTGGGTGCCCTGTGGCCCTTGTATGCCCTGCGGACCCGCCGGCCCGGTGCCCCCCTGTGCGCCGGTTGCTCCTGCCGGCCCGACCGGCCCGACCGGGCCGACCGGCCCCGGTTGCCCGTTGGCGGCCACCCATTGCGTCGAGGTGCCGTCCCAGTAGGACACGTAAAGCGCCCCGGAATCGCTTTCCCACCACAGCAGCCCGGGGGTTGGTGTTGGCGGCGGCGTGTCCGCAATCGTCACCCCGCCGGCCCCGTCCTCGCCGGCTGGCCCAGCTGGCCCGGGCGGCCCCTGCGGTCCCTGTGGCCCGGGCGGTCCCGGGACACCCTCGCCGCCGCCGCCGGTGGCGTGGCTGGTCAAGTTGCCCAGCGCGTCGAGGTACAGCGGCTCGGCGATGGCGAGCGCCAGCGCGTCCTCGGCGTCGAGGTAGAACGGTTTTTTATAGGTCAGCGTGATGTTGGCACCGGTGACCTTGACCGGTGGGCTGGCGGTGGGCGGTGCGCCGCCGCCACCGCTAATGATTTGCCCCATCTGGTTTTGCAGCTGGGCGACCGCTGCGCCGACTCCCAGCAACGATACGACTCCGTCCTTGCTGGTCGCCTGCCACGGCTTCGTTCCGTCCGGCCCTTTCGCCAGTCCGATTTCGCCGCCCTCGCCGCCTTCGGCGAACGCCGCCGCCATGTTGTCGTCGTAGGCGTCGAACGTCACCGCGTCCTGCGCTGGTGTCACCGACGCATTGCCGCCGGCCCGGTGATCGCGGGCGTGGTGGATGGCACCGACGTAAACGCCACCCGACGCCTCGAGATAGACCTTGCCGTCGACCTTTTGCTTGTGCTCCTTCGTGGCGAATTGCGTGCCGTTCGCCGCCTTCACGTCGAAGTTGCCTTGGGTGTTGTAGCCCTGGCCCTTGTCGGCGTTGTTCTTGAACACGCTTTTCGTGGTGCCGCTGACTTTCTGGTCCTTGCCGTCCCAGTGCATGCCGGCGACTCGACCTGAGTCTTTGGTCTGCCCCGGCTCGGGATCGTCACCGCCGCCACCGTTGCCGCCGCCGGCACCGTTGCCGCCGCCTTTTTTTTCCTTCTTGTGCCGGATGAACAATTTCTTGTCGTCGGGCGAATAATTAAACGCTTCGTTTTCGTCCGGCTGCGGATGTTCCTCGCGGTCGCCGATCACCCACGCCACGACGCGGCGCGATGAATCGCCGCCGACGTCCATCGTGAACACTTCCATTTTTTCGGAAGGCTTGACGTGCGCGACGTAGCCGACCGGGTGCAGCACGTCGAGCTTGTCGTTCTCGATCTTGGATCCGGTGATGACGCGAGCGCGTAACAGCTTGCCGTCGTTGTAGACCTTTTTCAGATATCCGCGCCGAACGTAGTTGCGCACCTTGTGCGACAGGTGCAGCACGTGTTCCCATGATAGCGAGGGATTGCTTGACATCTATTCGCCCCCCGACGTCATGCCCGAAGACATGAAGCTGCCGCCGCCGCCGGCCGATCCGCCTTCCTCGCCGCCGCCGCCCTCTTCGTCGCCGAACGAATCCTTCGGCTTCAATGTCAGCGTGGCGGTGCGCGTGTCCTTGTCCATGTCGAACGACACGGTCGAGATTTGCAACATGTCGGCCACGCCGTCGACCGGAATCGTGACGTGATGGAGCTTGCCGACTTTCCACAGCTGGCCGCCGTCGTCGGACCATGTCGACATTGTCAGCGTGACGTCGAGGCCCGCGCCCTTGCGCCGCTTGGCCTCGCCCATGGCGCGCTTTTTCAATGTCTGTTTGTCGTGATCGGAATCGATGAGCATGTGGAATTCGCGTTTATATTTGACGTAGGGATCCTTGGCTTCGCCGACCAATTCCTCGGCCTCCTTCCCGTACTTCTTATCGGTCGGCACCGAATTGCCCTTGGCCTTCACGTCGGAATAGCGCGGCGACATGTCCCGCTTGGTCGACCATTGGAAAAAATTGCGGCCCAGCACCAGCGGTTGCCCGCTGCCTTCGTCGCTGCCCTTCTTCGACAGCACGACGTTGCCCTGTTCGTTTTCGGTAAACGTCAGATTGAATTCGCGGCAAGCGCGGCGCATGGCGCGCTCGACCGACTCCCCCTCTTGGATGATGAAGCGTTCCAGCTGCCGGCTTTCGCCGCTCTTGTCCTCCAGCTTCGGCTCATATCCTTCCATTAGTTTTTTGCTGATCTTGCCCGGCGACTTTTTGTTCTCTTGCCCGCTCGGGTGATCGGCGTGGCTGTCGACAATGGACGACGCCAGCCCGCGAAACGATATGTCGACGTTGTATGACGAGTCGGATCCGTGCGAGGTGCGGCTGTCAACGCGGAACGTGCACGCCAGCTGCCCGTCGAGCATAAGCACGCCGCGCACGCCGTCGATGATGGCCTGAATCGGTGCGGCCGCCGCCGCCGCCATTTCCGCGCCCGGCCAGGAGAACGTGACGGTGCCGCTCGACGTCGCGTCTTCCTTGTTGCGCTTGAACGACAGTTTCAGAAAGTTGCCGTAGTCGCCGCCGGCAATGGTGATGAATGCGGATCCCGCTAGTTCGTTGGGCATGGGTCAACTCGCCGGTGCGACTATCTCGCGGCCGATATAAAACGGCACCATGTGCGTGTTGTAGCTTTCGATTTGCTGGTATCGCCGGCCGTCGACGTAGAGCTTGTGCGACACCACGACCGACGGCCATTGCCCGTGAACCGACGACGTGACGATGCCCGGCAATCGAATGTTTTTCATCAGGATGCCGCGCGCGGCGTCGGCGCGAGCTCGCCTGATAGCGGTCACCAGCACGTCGTAGCAGCTGCGCGCCGCCAGCAACTCTTCGTCGTCATACACCGCCATCACGAAATCGAGCGCCAGGATTGCCTCGGACACGCTTTGGTAGGTCGACTGCGCCGCCGTCAGCGCGTAGTCGCGAATCAGCGATAGTCGCGCCGCGACGATCAGGCTTTCGACGCTGGCGGTGCCGTCGGCTTGCTCGACCACGAATGCGTTGAATGCGTGCAATCGCTTCATGGCGTCGAGGTGCAGGCGTCGAATCGTTGCAGTGCCTTCGGTGATCGGTGCCACCACGCCGTCGAATGTGATGTAACCGGCCTTTGTCACCGTGACGTCGAACGTGGCGGTGCTGTCGTCGGGCGTCGATCCGGCATAGGGAATCGCCGACCATTGCCGCATGGCTTGGGGCGCTGGCATGGCGAGCATTTCCAGCGTGGTCGCCGGCATCGGCTGGGCGCGACCCTCGAGCACCGATATCACGTCGAACGATTCTTCGTCGCTGGCCGGCGCGACCAGCGTGGCGAGGTTTAGATCGATGGCGCGTGCCGCCTCGACCGCGTTGGCGTTGGCGTTCCACGTGGCGCGCAGCTTCGACGCTTCAATGGCCGCCGACCCCGATTGATACATGGAGTCGACCGACGACCCCATCAGATACGGGGCCATGCTCGAATGCGCTTCGACGAAATCGAAATCGAGCTTCGTGCGCTTTATGTCTTTGCGATAGTCGGCCGACATGCGCAGCGTGACGCATGCGACTTGCTGGCCGCCGAACATGGGGTGCACCAGCGTGCCGGGCTGTGGCGATTCCGCCGCCCGCGCCATGCGCGCCGACTGTTCGATCTGATCGGACCCGATGAGATATCCGGTGACCTTAAAGCGCCGGATCTTGCGCCCCAGATCCTTGTAGCCGGTGTCTTCCGACAACGGGTATTCATACTGGTCCCCGCGCCGACCGAATTCATCGTCGGTCGTTTCGCACAGGAACGGAACGCCTTTCCACGAGGCGTCGCGATAGGTCGGGATTTCGCAACCGGGTGCTGCCATGGCTTAGGGTGCGTCCGTTCCGTTGGATGGTTTCGCAGCGGCACCGCCGCCGCCGCCGCTGACAGTGGAGCTTACAGCGCCGGACACGTCCACTTTGACGTTCACGGTCGTGGCGCTGATAATACCTGCCGCCGTCGTTCCTATCTTCGATCCAATAGCGCCGCCGTCGACCGACGAATTGAACGCCCCGCCGGCCTCGCTCCCCTTGCCGCTCAAACCCGATCCGGCCGCGTCGTTGAACGTCTGCGCGGCTTCGCCGGCTTTTGTCGTCAGATTCTGGCCAATCGAATCGATGCCGAGTTGTTCTGCCGCGCCCGGCGCAGGCTTCGGCCCCTGCCCTGGCAAGAATGGGCCTTCTTGCTCGCCGCGCGCCCGGCGTTCGTCGCGTTCCCGCTGTTCCCGCCTTAGCAGATCGGTCGATGTTTCGAACGGCTTGAATCCCGGGATGATCTGGCCAACCGTGTTGATCATTGTTTTCACGGCGTCGGTGATCGCGGTGCCGAGGCCGGAAAACAGATTGGGCGCGGTGGCCTTGATCCCGTCGATGGCGCTGGTCACGCCCTCCGAAATCATGGTGCCGATTCCGCTCCATAGATCCTTTTGGTTCTGCCACGCGCTTTTGAGTCCCTCGCCGATGGCCGGCCCGATTACGTCGGTCCACACCGCCTTTTGATTGTCCCACGCGCTCTTGAGTCCTTCTGTGAACCTTTCTTTGAGTCCCTCCCATATAGTTTGATCCGGTGTGGCGATTGCGCCTCTAACACTGTTCCAAATAATGTCTTTAAGCTTGCCAAGCTCGGTCCCGATATCTTCCACTTTCAGGTTTTGCAGATAGTCGCCGACCACCTTTCCCGCCGCTTTGAGCTTGTCGGTCGGAATCATTTTCAGCAGTTCGGTGCCGACGTCGAGCGCCAGCCGTCCGATGTTGCCGACAATCTGCGAATAGATCGGCGACAGCTGCGCGCTGATATCGTTTTTTGCCGCCTGAAATCTGGTCGCCGCCGGCGTGGTGATCCGTCCAATTGCTTCGTCGCGCTTTTGTGCGATTGCGCGGGCCTTGAATTCCTCACGCTGCAATGCCGCCGCTTGTTGCTCCAGTTGCTTCGACGTGGTCTTGGGCACCACCTTGTCGAAAGAATCGCTGACGGCCGCTAGTTCGTCCCTGAATTTTTTTGCCTCGCCCCTCGGTAGACCGCGCACCGCGTCGGCCAGCGGCTTGCCTGCGAACAAGTCGAACGACTTGTCGAACGCATGCAGCTTTTTTTCTAGCGCCGCCTTTTGCTTCGGCGTTTTCGCCGCGTTGATCTTGTCTTCGAGTTCGAACCGTTTGTCGGCGATGCGGGTGAGCACGCCGGTGGCGTCGGCCTCGCCCTTCTTTTCCATCTCGGCCATGGTCTTTTTGTCGAGGCCAAGCGTGCTGAAGATTCCTTTGTCGCCCAGGATTCCCTTTTTGCGTTTCTGATCGGTGAGCAACCGGGGCAACCGGTTTTCGAATCCTTCCGCTTTGTCCCCGAACAGCTGGTCGCGCAGCATGTCGCGGTCGGCGATTTCGTCCACGGTTTTGCCTTGGGCCTTGGCGCGGCCCATGTTGTCCCAGATGTTTTTCGCGCTCTTGCTGGCGGCGTCGATGCCCTTATTCGCCGCCCACGCGCCGACCGCCAACGTCCCCGCTGCCGCCGCCAATGCGCCGACAGCGACCGCCGCACCGCCCAGTATCGTAACCACGCCCGCGCCGACGCCCAGCCGCGCCGCCAGCCCCATGCCCCCGGCCGCGCCCTCCGCTACACCGGCACCGCCTATCGGCGGCAAGCCCATGGCTTCCCGTTTCGCCAGTTCCTTCTTATTGAGCGGCATGCGCGCCGCCGGCGGCTTGGCGTAGCGGGCGCGAATCTCTTCGTCGGTGCCCTGCGCGTTGCTGAATTGGCGCAGCTTGCGAATCATCTTGTCGGTCATGCCGGTGGCGACCGCCTCCGGCGCGGCGAATGCTTCCTTGGGGCGGGCCATCACCTTTGCGACCGCCGCTTGCGCCTTGGCAATTCCCCCGGTGACGGTCTGCAACGGCGCGACCGCCTTGGCGAGGATCGATTGCCCCTCGCCGATCTTCCCCATCAACTTGCCGGTGATGGCCTGCGTCGCACCGACGGCCGCGACGGTCTTAGCAATGCTGGCTTGTTGGCTGGCGGTCTTTTCCACCACCTTGGCGGTGACAACCCCGGCCGCGATGGCGGGCGCGATGGCGCGCTTGACGGCAACGTGTGTTGCTGCGGTCGATGCGGCCAGACTGCCAATGCCGCCCTTGCCGCCGCCGATTCCGATCTTGCTGGTGCCGCCCGCTGCGGCGAGCTTTTTAAGATCCGCCATCAATTTGCGGATCTTGTCTTCACCCTCGACGGTGACGATTAATCTGGCGGTAGAGGTAACGTCGGCCATTGCGCTTTGCCCCTAATCGTCAAGGACCGACGGCGTTGCGTCTCTCCGCTTGTTGATCACATTGACCAGTCGCACCGCACGTTTGATCGTGAGGTTATCCCACGACCCCGGCGGCCATCGGAATCGGAATCCAATTACTGCAACGTCCTCCTCCACCTGTTTTGCGACACGACTAACTTTCCCATGATGCGCTTCCTTATATTGTAGTAGTCCATGTAATCGACGGCGTTGATGATCGCGTCGTTCATGGGCATTTTCGTGCCTAGCAGCGTGCCGAATAGGCGCATGAATGTTTTGAATTCCTGCGCGTCGCCGCTGGTGTCGAGAAATTCCGAAAGCTCGCCCAGCTTGCGCGCTTCGAATTGAATTTGGTGGATGACCTCGGCGTCGTCCTGCGGTCCCAGCTTGATCGGATGCAACAGGTTGTAGACCACCGGCGATCCGATGCCGTCGCCGACAATTTCGTCGGACAGCGGGGCGGCGTCGGCCTCCCGCGAAAAGCTCCCGATGATATCGATGACCTCGAGCACGTCGGGCGACGACAGTTCGGCGGCCTTGAATTCAACCGGCTCGGTGCCGCCGTTGATGGCGCGCACGTTGCTGGCGATGAATCTTTCGAGGCGTGTTTTGATGGTGGGCGCGTCGGCCATTCCGGCCAGATCCTTGGCCGTCGGCCGGAAGATGACAATTTCTTTCGACTTGCCGCCACCCTCGACGGCGCTCACCTCCTGCAACAATTCGAGTCGCGCGTATTCTTTCGCCATGCGTGTGGTGTCCCTTCACAAAGCATTAGGCGGCCAGCGGTAGAAGCTCGATGATTTCGTCGGTGATCAGCGTCAGCTTTTGAATGTTCTTTTTGGCGTCGTAGGCATCCTCGGCGATGTTCGACGCATGCTCGGTCGAGAACGTGCGACCGTCGCACAGTTCCAGCACCAGCGGCACGTTGCAGATCTCTTGGAAATATCGAACGTACATGTCGACCGGCACGACCACCGTGGCCTCGATTGTCGGGTTGCGGTCTTCCAGCGTCCATTCGCCGTCGTAGGCTTCGGTTCGGCGCTGGTTCGTCACGATCACCGTGACGTCGCCGTCCGATTGCAAGCGGATCGAACGGCCTTGAATCGTGAAGTTCAACACGCCTTTGCATTTGATGCAGATCGCCATTGGTCAGCCCCTTGCGTTTACACCGGCGGGATGCACGAGAACTCGGGTGCCACGTCAATCGAGGTGGCGATGCGCGCGAGTTGATTCACGAGATCGAGATCGATCATGACGTTCACGCGATTCGGATCGCAGTTGTTGAACGTGTTGGTGCGCTCGACCCGCACCATCTTTTCGAGCGTTTCCGACGTGGGCTCGGCGGTCCAGCCGAACTGCGTGCCACGCATCCACGCGATGATGCTGGCTTGCAGGATGCGCGGAGTCACCGCACGCTTGCCCTGCGGAATCCGCGTGCCGTCGTTCATCAGCGACACGCTGGCGTAGTTGTGCCGATACCAGTTGCCCAGATCGCGCACGAACTTGACCGTGGTGTAACGCGACTCGACGCGCTGCCAAGCGCCATCCGGTGCGCCGGTGTTGGGATCGTACTTGTAGGTTGTCAGCGGTTCCTCGATCCACAGCTGGGTGTTGCGCAGGCCGCGCGAGTTGGCGACGTCCCAGTTCATGATCCCGGCGTCGTAGAAGGCGCGCTTTTCCGCCGACGTCCAGATGGTCGAGCATTGCCGCGCGTCGTACAGGAAGCCCAAGAATCCGTTGTCGTATTGCACCGGCCGCGACGGGTCATAGCAAGCGGTGCAGCACACCCGCGACGTGGTCGCCGCCGCCAGCACATAGCCGGGATACTTGTAACCGGTGCGCACCGGAACAACGACTTCCTCCGGGTTGTTGCGGTCGCGACCATAGGCGGCGATGGTGCCGGCGCTGGCGGTCTTGCTGTGGAAGAGATGCCCGCCCTTGAAGTTGCCTTGCACGCCGCAGCGCCAGTTCTGCCGCACCAGCTGGATGAACGCTTCGATGGCGATTTCTTCCTCGGTGCCCAGACAGATGCAATCCCATGGGCAGTTCATCGCCGGAATCGCCGTGGTGTACTCGATCACGCCGGCCCCTTCGTCGCCCTCGGCCTCGGTCACGGTGATGCCTTCGGGGATTTCGTCGCCGAACTGCGGATTCCACACCGGCACGAACCAATTGCTTTGAATGCCGGCATTCTTCGCCGTGAGCGTGACCACCGACCCGGCGGCTTCGGCGGTGAACGGCAGATCGATATCGGCATTCAGCGCCGCCGCATAATCGGTGGCGATAATGTCGGACGTGGTGCCGATGATGACGCCGATGTTGAAAATCTTGTCGATGATCGACCACGCCAGCACACCCGAATTCGTGCACGGCCCGCCGAACGTGACGGTGTAGGTGGCGGCCACGCCGCCGGCTGCGCCCCATGTCAGATTGAACGTCGCACCTGTGCCGATGCCGGTGGAGGACACTTGCGCCACCGGGTTGGTCGGATCCGGCGCGCCCTCCGCAATGTGGCCGGCCTTCGAAATCGACGTGGTGGCGATTGCGCCGGCGGTGACGCTGTCAACCTTCAGCTGCACGCCGTCGGGCAACGTGACGATATCGTTGACCACGTAGCCGGTGCCGGGTGCAGCAATGGCGGCGGCGGAAACGCCCTTGCCTTGCGATGGATCGGCGAGCGGCGCGCAGTACAGCGGCAACTCGGGACAGGTGTTGAAATGCTGTTCGGCCATCAGCGACATCACCGAACCGGCACCGAATAGTTCGCGCGATTCCTGTACCGAATAGATGATGTAAAACTCGCCGATTTCGGCGGTGCCTTCGTCGGTCATTTGCGCGATGTAGAGCGGCCGGCAAAGCTCGGCGAGCGGCATGTAACCGGTGACGCACCACGTGAGGAAATTGCCGCGAGCCTGTGCGAGAGAGATTCGATTCTGTGCCATGTCCTGGCCCCCTCTGACGTTCGCCTATTTCCTCGACGTGTAACGCCAACCTATCGGAACTTAACAGCTTCGGCAATTACTCCGCAGGCCACGCCGGCTCGCGGTATGCCCGTTGTGGCGTTGCCGGCTGCGGCTGCGGCGGCTGCGGCTGTTCCGGCCCGTCCTCTTGAGTCTCTTCCTTGGCGACGCGCCGCCCGCCGAATTCCGCCGGCAACCGCATTCTGGCGATGGCCGGATTCGGCTCCATCTCGACCAGATCGCCGGCCATGATCGCCAGCACCAGCGACGACGTCAGCGGCGTGGTGACGAAATCTTCATGCGGGATCGGCATGTCCTGAATGTCGTACACCACGCGCGGCGACTCGTAGGTCACCCCGTCGGTGCCGGTGATCTGATCGACCACCGCCTTGACCGTCAGCATTTGCGGATCGTGCGGGGCCATGGCCCGGGGCGAGGCCGCGCGTGGATTGAACGTCGGCACCTTTCGCAGTCGGCTCGGATCGGCCATCGGGTCATCTCCTTCTGATGGTGGGACGCGGCACGCCGCCCAGATTCGGCCAATAGGCCCCGGGCGGCTCCGGCTCGACCGCCGGCATCGGTGGATCCTTTATCATGATTTGCGGGTCGTGCGGTGCACATGGATTGCACGGGTCGCACTCCGGCGGCCCGCAATCCGAATGCAGATTGATGAACACGTCGCCAAGCTCGGAGCACTCCGGCCCGCCGATATCTTCCAGATCGGTGCAGAACCGGATCTGTTCGAAGAAGACGAACACGAACGCAACCTTGACCGCCGGGATCCGCGTGCCCTCGATCCGCATGCCGGCGTATTGCGTCGGCTTGAAGAATTCGTTCGGCCGCCAGTTCACCAGCGCGTTGATCAATTGCTTTTCGACCAGTTCGATATCGTCCGCGGCTTCCCACTCGCATTCGGATGCGCGCGCGTCGAGTTGCGCGATGAACGTGATGGAACGCGGGTTGATGATATCTTCGGTTTCGCTTTCGAGCGGCCGCAGCTGCGGAATGCGAACCACCGTCGGGACCACCAGCAAGTAGGGCAGCTCGAGCGCCGCCCAGTGCTCTTGCTCCAGCTGGCGCAACACCAGCTTGACGTTGTCGCCGAATATCGTGTGGGCGCGACGCAGCCGCTTCACCACCATGTTGAACAGGCTTTCGCTGTGGCCGAACGCCGCCAGCAAGTCCCGGGTGTTAGTCGTCGCGTCCACGCTTGGACTCCCGTGCCAGATCCCGAATGATCAAGAGTTCGGGCATGTTCTGCGCCACCCATTCGAGCGAGCGCGCCTTGCGTTCGTCCTCTAGCCGCCGGACCCGTTCCACCAGCTGCCGCAGCGAAAGCGACTTGTCGTCGTCCATGTCACCCTCCGGCCTTGAAGGATACCGCCCTGGCCAACTCTTCGACCTCCGGCCGCGCCGATAGCGACTCGTCCAGCGCGTCCGGCAGCATCTTGCGCGCCGCCATCTTGCTGGTGCCGGTCGTCAGGTAGCCGGCATATTCCACCTCGCTGAAAAGCTCGCCCTCCCGGCCCGACGCTTCGTAGTCGATTGATCCGATTAGCCGGCCGGTGTCCGCGCCCGGCCACGCACCCGGTGCCGACGGCGACGGCCCCGATGCGTTCGATATGAAAAAGTTGCGCGCGTCGTTCAGCCGGTGATCGATCCACGCCGTGATCAACCCCTCGTCAATCGCAACCGTTGGCAAGTTGCTGACGTCGACGGTGATGGTGACAGTGACGTCGGCCATCAGATCCGATCCACTACGTTGGGCAATCCGGCCATTTCCGGCACCTCGAATCGGGGCGGCGGCTCTTGCGTCGCCGGGTCGTTGCGAACGTCGCGCACAAGCTCCGACCAGCAGAACAATTGCAGCCAGCGCAACACGCCGCCCATGTCCTTGACCATCGCCACCTTGTACCACGTTTCGGTGTAGCGGTTGGCGTGGAACACCCAATGGTTCAGATCGATCTTGACGTCGGGCGGCACTCGAATCGTCACCTCGACGGTCGGGTGGCGCACCTGGGCGTGGCCGCGCCCCATGCCCGGATAGACGGTCTGATAGTCGAGGATCTGTTGCGCGTCGAGCGGCCGCACGCGAGCGTGCACCCTGATCACGCCCGGCCGATCTACGATGGTCGACACGTTGCCGTCGGGCCGCTCCAGCATGGTGCAAATGACCACCACTTCCCGCAAGTCACCGATGCGCGGGATAGATTCTCGGCGTAGGTCGATCCTCGGCATCACGCCACATAGGTGAGGTGCGGTGCCAGGAATCCCTTGGCCCCGCTCCGGGTTAAGATCTGGTCGTCCATTTTCACATCGCCCCGGTTCTCGACCATGTGGGCGAACAGCTGCGCGACCGCCTGCACGAATGCCGGCGATATCTGTTGACTGCACACGTCGCCGGCCGGCTGGCCGATGTTATATTGCGCCGTCAGCGTGCAGTAGCAGCACAGCGACGCCGGCATGCACACGTCCCACCCTTCGGGGTAGTCGTATGGATTGGGAAGATTCCTATGGCTGTCCAGCTGTGGTGCATTGGGCGGCAGCACGGCCACCAGCACCCCATTCGAAAACAGCCGCACCTCGCTGGTCGGCTCGCCCGACAATTTGATCGATCCGTCGCGCTGATTCACGGTCACCGTTTCGGTGACCTGTCGAGCGGGATAGACGAACCCGGCGGCGTCGGCGCACACCTCCCACGCCGCGTTGAACCAATGACGCATCAACGGCTCGGCAAACGATTGGTCGGTCGCCGCATGTAGCTTGGCGATTTCGTAGGCGGCCTCGATTGGATTCGGTTGGGTCATCGATATCTGCCAATGCGCCAGTCCTGCCGCGCCCAGCTGGTGCGGAAGCCTTCCCGCCGCATCGTCGGCCAATGGCGACTCCAGTCGGCATACAGATATCGCCGCCTAGTGTCCCGCACGTACCGAGATCGACACGCATTCGTTGACGACGCTTTTGACGCCATTGCAGTCGGTGAATCCCACAGAGATATCGAACCGAAACACCTTGCCGACCGGAATGTCGGGGCCGGTCTTGATCATGTTCACGGTCAACCGGCCGTCGCCCATGATGCGCGTGAAGCCGGGCCAGGACGATGCCGGATCGGTCGCCAATCCCGACACCAGTTCGATTTCGGCGTCGTCAGCTGGTGCCGGCGGCGACACCATCATGTTGCTGATCGCGGCCGACTCGATGCTCGACAGATTGTAGCCGTCGACGCTGGCGAGGAATCCGGTCCAGTCGATTGGCATCGGCACGGTTTCACCCGGCCGCACCTCCCACAGCATGCACGTGCAGGCGGGGTATGGCGAACATTGGAACGTCTGCATGGCACCTCACCGTCGACAGGGCACGGTTAGAGTCGCGATTCGCCGTTGGACGTAAAGCGTTGGGATGCGACGCTGTGAAACCAGCACAGCGCCGCCGCACGGTTGCGGTGAAGTGGCGAGCGGCTGTCGGGAGGACGATTGCCACCGCTCGCCGTTGGCCGGCATTCGGTTGCTAGGATACGAAACCGGCCAAGCACGCATCGGTTACCTGCGAACCTCTTGCCGCCTTTCGGAGTCGCGTTCCTCCTTCTGGGCCGCAAACGTCGTGGTGCCCGTCGTGGTGCACATGCACGGCGACGGGAAATAGTCGAGCGCACAGGGCGGCCCGGCCGCCCCGCATGGTCCGAAACATCGCGAAGTCATCATGACTCACCTTCCTTTGCTTTGGTCCGCCGCAAGTCCATCACCAGATCCACCGGTTCATCGTCCTTCGGCTTATCGTCCAGATCTTCCGGTTTCACCTGTTTGGCCAGCCCGCGCTTGATCATGTTGGATCCGGCGAAGTCCGGCACCGCGTAGACCTCGCCCGGCGCGTATTCGGTGACGCTGATTCCGTTGTCGAGCGAATAGCGCACGTGCTTGTCGGCGATGATGCGAACCAACAGAGTCACCGCATGGCCTCCAACTCTACAACGTAGCCGGCGCAATCCTGTTCGCTGGCCTTGTCGTTATCCTCGAATGGCAGCACCCGGAGCCAATCGGCGATGTGCCGACGATAGATCACCTCCGCGTCGCCCTCGACCTGATCGACCAGAAATCCGCCGCGCACCGTGCCGGCGACCTTGTCGACCAGCGTGACCGGATCGACCACCCGCCCGTTCGACAGGTTCGACACCTCGCACCACGACAGTTCGTCGGGCACGCCGTCGAGATCGCGGGTGTGCTGCAAGCGGAATCGGGCTGCGCCCTGCCCGCGAAATACTATGCGCGCCGCCTTGCCGGGGACCGGTTGCGGGGTGACGGTGCCGTGGTCATAGAGAACATTCATCCGACTCACATGCCGCTGCGCCGCAGGCGCGTGACCACCGCGATCAAGTCGAGCGCCGTGGCACCCTGCGAGAAAATCCGAATGAATTGCTTCGGGCACGACACCGCGATGCTGCATTGAGAGTGCGCCTTCAGCGGACGTTGCGCCGAAAACGTGATCGAGGCGTCGCCGACGTCCACCCAAGTGAGGTTGAACGTGGCCCCGGTGCCGCCGCCAGAACTCGACACCTGGGCCGCCGGATTCGCCGGGGCCGTGCCGGTGATGCTGCCCGGATTGGCAATCGTCACCCCGGTGACCGCGCCAGCGTTCACGGTTGCGACCGTGAGCACCACGCCGTTCGCCAGCGTGATGGTGTGGCCGACGGCATAGCTGGCACCGCCGGCAACGATGGCCGCCGCGTTGACCTGTTTAGTCGCGACCGCCGGCATCGGCGAGCAGTCGGGCAGGATTTGCAGCGGTGCCCACGATCCGGGCACGCACGCATCGTTCGCCGACGCATCGGCACCCTGCACCGTGTAGGTGCCGGTCACGATATCGCCGGCCGTCTGGTTCGCCAGCACCAGCGCGTAGGCAATGCCCGGGCTTATGTCGGCGAACTTGGGCGACAACACATTGTAGGCCAGCACCGTGCCCGCTGCGGATACCATCGCGACCTCACATCCCGGTGCGCTTCAATCGCGTCACCACTGCCAGAATGTCGAGCGTGCCAGCGGTGCCGGCCACCCGCACGAATTGCTTGGGACACGCGACCGCGAATGCGCATTGCGAATGCGCCTTGATCGGGTTTTGCGCGTCCACGGTGATCACCGCATTCGGCGCACCCGTCCCCAGCGGCGGCGAGCATTCCGGCTCGACCTTCAGCGGTGCCCAGACATCCGGGGCACACGGGTCGTCGGCCTTGGCATCGGCACCCTCGACGGTGAACGTGCCGGTCGTGACGTCGGCGGCGGTCTGATTCGACAGGATGATGGCATAGGCGTGGCCCACGCCAATGTCGGCGAACTTCGGCGAGGCGACGTTGTACGCCAGCACCGTGCCGGCTGCGCTAATGGTCATGGGTTAGCCTCCTGTTTCGAGTGTGCGCCGATTAGCCGATCCGCATAAGGCGAGCGGCGTTCGGGCAGATCGGTGCACCGCCGATTCGTGCTTCGAACTTGAACAGCACGCAGAAGCCCGCCGAATAGGGATCCTGTTGCATGGTGACCGCCTTGCGGTTGACCACCATATAAGCCTGTTGCCAGTTGCCGTATGCGACCGGCGTTGCGCCAGCGACCACGTCGGGCATCTGATTGGCGATCACGACCGGCGAGCCGGCGACGATGTATTGCCCGGCGACCAGCGGCGAGGCGATCATGATCGGCCGCCCCATGGCGTCCGACATGGTGAGCGTCAAGCCGAACGTGTTTTGATTCATCAGGTAGGCACCGCCCGGTCCCTGGAAATTCTGCGGGACGGTGTATTTCAGCAGCACCAGATCCTGCCACGTGAATTGCGCAGCTGGCGTGCCCGCGCCGGTGTCGCAGATCGGAATGCCGGAGCGCAGCAACCCCAGCGGCTTGCCGACGCCGTCACCCGATACGATGGCTTGCGAGATCTGATTGCGGTAAGCGCGATTGACCTTCTGCAACAGCCACGACTCGATGTTGACGTTCGCGTCCTCCAGCAAGTCCCGCGACGTGCAGACGATATAGCGCAGCGACTCCGGCTTGATTTCGACTTCGCCCAGCCCCTCGCCGATTTGCTGCGTCGGGTTGTTGGCGAAACACTGCGACTCGCAAGCCCACGCCGCCGTGTCCCAAATTTCGTTGTCGACCATGAATTTGACCGACGGCCCGCTGATCGTGATGTTCGCCATCAGCCCGGTAATGTCGGTGACGTCTTCGATGCACGATAGGATCGTGCTCGACATTTCCGGCGCGAGGAAGAAGCCGGTTGATCCCAGATTGAACGACGACAACGCCTTGCGCTGATCGTCGGGCAACTCGGAAATGTTCGTGCAGTGCATCAGGTTGCGCATGGCCTTGATCGCGATGCCGGCCTCGGTCACCTGATCGTCGGTGTAAGAGAACGGATGGTCGCCGCCGCGCTTCGTCACCCGCGCATAGTGCTTGGTTTCGAGCAAGGCAACGGCCTGTTCTTTCATCGTGTCTTTTTCATCGCCGCCGCCGGGGCGCTGAACTTTTTTCGACAGCGAGTTGATGGCCTCTTGCAAGCCTTGCAGCTGGGCCACGTGCTCGGCCGCCTCCTTCACGATGCGGTCAAGCTTGGCCTCGGTTTCGGTGTGCGTCTTCGACCCGTTGGCAATATCTTTTTTCAATTCTTCGAACGTCGAAGCACGCGCGGCGTCGGCCGTTGCCAGCGCCTCGCTTTGCTTTTTCACCTCGGCCTGCACGTCCTTCAACAACGTCTGTACGGTTTCCTCGATGGTCATGGGACGCGCCTTTCTTTGACGTCGTGCAGGAGTGCCTTTAGCGCGGCGGCCAAGGCGGTGAGTCGTTCATCGTCGGAGTCCCTGCCGTCCGATGCCTTGAATCCATCTATCTCGGTTATATCGATTCGGCGGTGATCGCCGAATCCCTTGCGCAATACACTCTCGACGTCGCCGTCGGTCCAGCCGTTGTCGTGCAGCCAGTCCCGCGTTTGCTCGCGGGATAGACTCTTGACCGCACTCACCGTCGCACCCGGATTCGCCGGCAGCGATACGATGCTGCATTCGATCAACGATGCGCGTTTGATGGTGCGGACCTGTTTGCTGTCGTCCCAGCTGGCCCCGCCCGGTTCGATCATGAAGCCTACGGAAAGCCCGTCAAGGAAACCCTGTTTCATCAGGGCGTGAGTCTCGCGGCCCTTGTCGGTCAAAAGCGAAATCGCGCCTTCGACCTTCAGATACTTGCCGTCCTGTTCGAATTTTTGCCAGCCGCCGATCAAGTGCTCGCGGTTGTGGTCGCGAAACATCTTGACCTTTTTCGGCGTGATGCTGCCGAACGCGCCGGCTTCGATAATGTCGCGAGCGCGATCACGCTCGGCTGTTGATGCGATTCCGGTGAACGATGCACGGTCGGCACCGTCGGCAATGGCTTTCGTTTCGAAGCCAGCTTCGGACCACGAGAGATCGTGAATCAACATGATTGCCCCGCGCTTCGCTGGCGCGGACGGCACCGCAGCCCAGCGCCACAGCGGGGGACACTATGCCAAAAGCCGGAAGGGCGCAAATACTTACCGGAGACTGTTAAAGGCGGCCGGCAGGAGAGTGCCGCAACCGCGCAATCATCCGGTCAGCCTGTCGGATGAATGGCCCCAGTCCAGCCGCGTCCGATTGCAGCAAGCCTTCGCGATATTCGATCCACTCTTCGACCGGGGCCTCGGGTGACGGCGGATCGATGAATGCCAGCGGCGGCTCGCGCACCGCCTTAGTGGTGAACGATTTGCGATACGTGCTGATCCGCTTCGTCATGTCATCCACGATGCGTTCGAACCGCAATGGATCCCGCAACACTGCGGCCTCGAGATCCGGTGCAAGCTCGGCTGTATAATCGACCAGCCCCGCCCGCTTCACCGCCGTCACCGCTGCATGGGTTTGCACACGGTACGCCATGCTTCCCGTCAAGTCTTGCAGCTGGTCGAGCCCCCGCCCGTAGAGCACCTTTAACGCTTGGCCGGCATTCGGGTGCGCGCTGGTCGCAAGATAGCGACTGCCAAGCGCACCGTGCGCATAGAGTCGCCGCAAGCCGTGATATGCGCCCAGCACCGAAAGATCCTGTCCAGAAAACGATCCGTCGCCCGGGTGATTGTGGTGCACCTCGATCTGTCGGAATTCATCTCGGATCGCCGCCGACAATGCCGGCGTGAAATTCACTTCGCCTTTGGATCCGCTGTTCGCGTCGGCCATCAGCTGGCCGGTCTGGTAATCGATCCAACGCAAATGTTCGCGCCCGGTGGCGCGGCCCTGGTCCCGCACATAGCGTTCGGCCTCGGTCGCCGCCGCTTGCCGGCGCATGTCCAGATTGCCGACCGGCACCACGTCGGGCGGCGGTTCCGGCTCGGTTGCCGGCCGCGCCCCCTCGCTGTGGTACAGAATCGAACACCGGCAATTGACTATCTCTTCGGCCCCCGCGCCCAGACTGGCATCGCCTGGGCGCATCATTTGCGCACCGCCGACGGAGAACGGTTCATCGAATGGCACGGTCGTGCCGCCGACCGCAACGTGCGACGGCCGCGTGCGGTTGTCGTTGATCGCGACCCACGTTTTTGATCCGACCTTGATGTTCTTGTATTTCAGCGCCGCTTCGACGCCGGCCATGGCCGCATTGTGCGTTTCGGTGCGCGCGATCACCATCGCCCGCTTTTTGCCAAGCTCGGGCGCGCGCTTGGCAATCTCGGCCGCGATCCGCTTGGTGCTCTTGCCCTGCCGCACCATGTCGATGATCAACCCGGCGACCATGTCGGCCAGCGTGGTCGAGATGTTGGTGATCTTGGCCCCGGCGTTGATCGTGAGCCACGCCACTTGCTCGCCCATGAACCGGGTTAGTGCCTTTTCCTCGACCTGGGCGGTGATGGCGCGGTATTGGTCGCGATAGATGTGACGATAAAACAACGCCAGCAATGGCCGGCCGCGCTTGTTCACGTAGTCGATGGCGCGCGCGTGATTGCGATTCGCCTGTAGCCGAATGCCGGCAATCAATATCGGTGCGAGCCGCACATGGAGTCGCTGTTCCATCACGTCGAGATAACGCTGGAACGCCCGATCATTGGCGACGTCTAGCAACATTGGCGATTCACTCTGCCGCCTCGCCGAACTTGTCGAGTTCGTTCCCCCAGCTGTCCCAGCCCGACCGCCGGCGGCGGGCGAACAACTCGCAATAGGGTCCGGCCACCAGCCGCTCGATCCGACCGTGCACGCAATCCGGCTTGCGGCTGTGCTGCCGCCTCGGTTCGATGATGGCTTGCCGCACACCGGCGTCGATCCGCTTGGGGTTGCCGCGCGTCGCCAGCAAGCACGGCTCGGTGTTGGCGCGCGTCCAGTAGCCCATTCCGACTTGCACGTCGGTGTCGTCGCGGAACATTTCGAGTTGCCCGGCGTGCGCCTTCGTCCACACGAAGCCCGCCGTTTTGAATTCAAAGCCCCACATGTCAATCAACGCCAGCGCGTCGTGCAGATTGGGCCAGCACGCCCACAGGAACAGCACGCAATCGTCGGCGGCCAGCTGGCCCACCGGCAGCGCGGCCAGCGCGGCGGTGTCCATGGTCCCATAATGCCGCTCGACCGCCCGCGAGGTGTTGGCGTCGGTGCGCTCCCACCATGGACGTTTCGACCAGTTGTAGAATTTCCACGGCGGGTCGGCGAGGATGGCCCGGTAATGCCCGGGCGTGAGGCCGTCGAACATTTCGCCCCCTTCCGCGTTGTAAGCCCGGGCCGGCGCTTTGACCGGGTTGTCGGTCCTGTCGTGGAGGGCATGCCCCCCCGCCTAACAGCGTCCCCCCCCGCTTCGCTAGGCGATTGCCCTTCACGGCGTTTCCACATCACCCTCGCCGCTGACCTCGACGCCCACCTGTCCGGCCAGGATTTCGACCTGCATCCGCTTGCGATTCAAGTCCTCGGTCATGACCGGAACGTCGGACGTCGGATCGTCGTCCGGCGGATATCCTAGCAGCGCCCGCTGTTCGTTGACCGATAGCATCGAAGCGTTGCGCGCGATATCCACAAGCTGCAACCGCGCCGCCGCCATCGCCGGAATGTGGGTGATATCCACCCGGATTTCGGCCGGGCTACCGTGCAGCAATGCGTGATTCAACGCCGCCACGTAGAGGTTGATATAGCCCGGCAACACCGTGTCGGTGAGAAACCCGACGCGCGCATTGGTCAAGTTGTTGTAGGTGTCCGTTCCCGGGATGCCGACCAGTTGTGTCGGCACGCCGAACGTCATCACCACGTCACGGGCGAGCGAATCCTTGATCTCGACCGATAGCGCGCTGGATGGATCCTCCGACAACCGGGTCAGCATCCACTTGGCGTTCGCCGTCACCATGGTGCCGCCCGACTCCTTGCCGTTCAGCTTGAAGCGGTCGAGGCCGTCCTTGATATCCTGCACCGCCTTTTGCGCCATCTCTTGCTCGGTCGACAGCACCCCGGTGATGTTGGACGAATTCGAAACGATATCGGCGCAGCGTTGCAGAATCCGGGTGAACACCTCGGCCGGAGCCGCCGCGATAGCGGCCGGCGACTTGTCGCTTTGCCAGTTAAGTGCCGGGCGGTGAATGTAGATTAGCTCACACTCGCCGGTTTCCGGGTCGACCGGAAAATACTCGGTGCCCTGCGAGGTGATGCGCTTGAACCCGGCAATCACTTTAGAATGGTTCAAAAATTCGATGGTGATTTCGTTAGCGTTGATCGGCCACAGTTCCAGAATGACCGGGCTATTCCCGTTGACGCCGCGCACCTGTTTCAAGAATGCCCGGCTGGCCACCGCCAGCGACGCCGCGATGAAGTATTGCAGCGCGGCCGACGTCCATTGCGGGTTCGGCCGCTCGATCACGTCGGCGACCCGCTGTTCGGTTGGCCCCAGCGCGCCCGACTCCGTGTGCACCTCGAGCGCCACCGACGACGACATTTGCGCAATCATGTCGACGGATCGCCACAGGTAGATGTTGCGGACGTACTCTTTCAGCATCTCGACCGACATGCGGTCGAGCGACACCTGATTGTTGACGGTCGACGCCACGCTACCGGATCCGTGCAACACCAGCGCCGCCGTCGCCGGTGGAGCCTCTTGCTTCGACCACCACCACGCCATGCCGGCCCCCTACGTTGTGCGCTTGTACGGCGACGCCTTGACCACCTTGGCCGTGCTGCCGTTGCCGCCGCCGTATTTCTTGGCGACGTCGACGGGCGACATGCCGGCCAGCTTGTCCGCGTTGATTGCCACCGCAGTGCGCACCGCCTGATAAGCGCCGCGCGGATTGAAGTGGCGCACCGCCGAAAAGAATTGCTGGCGGGCCTGCCCACATCCGGCACATGCCATTTTGGAATCCTCCTATCGGTTTGAAGCCGCCGGGGGCGCGGTCAGCAGCTTATGACCTCCCCCGCGCGACCCCTTGGCTGACGTGGGGACTCGCCCCCGCGTGGTGGCGACACGCCAGCGCAATGGTTTACGGCGTCGGCACCGGCGGCCATGGCGTCGGCAACCGGCACGGCACCACGTTTTTACAAGCCCAGCATTTGACGTGCATGACGGACTCCTATGCGATGGGCACTTGGGTGACCACCTTCGACAACCGCGTGAGCGCCCAGACCGCAGCGTCGAGTCGATTGGGCGAGCCATCGACGGCGCGATCCCACTCCCGACTGAATCCCAACATCTCGGCTTCCAGCTGGTCGAGGCCCCGGCGATGCTTCACCCGGCCTTTTTCATATAGCAGGGAAATCGGCTCGGCGCGCATGGCCTTGCCGCGCGACGCCGTCACCTCCCGCACCCGGATGATGGAGTCGGCCCGCTTCTGCGCCGCGTGCGCGCGCTCGGCCGCCTGCCGCACCACGTCCATCACCATATCGCCGCCGAAGTTGCGCTCGACCACGACGTCGTCAGCGTCGAATTCGTCGTGCGCCTTCACCACTTCGTCGCCCCACTTGCCGGGCGAGGCGTTCACCGTGCGGTCGGCCAGCACCGCGTAGGATCCATCGTTCAACAACGCCGCCACCACGATGCCGACGTCGTCGGCACCGCCCGACGGGTCAACCCCGACCGTGACCTGTTCGATGACGTCCTCGGCGACGTCGTCGTGGCGCAGCCATTCATCTTTGAATAGCGCGTTCCCCGGATCGAGAATCATTCCGCCCATGAGTTCCTGACGGCCCAGCCGGGTGCCTTCGTAAAGCTCGCGGATCTTGCGCAGGAATGCCGGCGACAGGTGCGCGGCGTTGTCGTAGGTCGACCCGGTCGTGATCGACACGCCGTCCATCGCGACCAGTTTTTTCATGAACGGAGTCGGGCGCGGCGTGGTGGCGATCAACACCCGGGGCTTGTCGCCCAGCCGCAGCCCCAGCATCATCATGTCGAAGACCTCTTGCTGGTAGCGCATGCGGCCCAGTTCATCGATCACCGCGAGTTCGCATTGCGGGCCGCGCAGCGAATCCGGTTCTTCGCCGGAGAACATGACCGCCATGGCACCGTTGGGCCATTCCAGCCGGCGCTTGGATTGCACCCAACGCGGCCGGCCGTCGCGTGGCGAGGTGGCCAGAATCCCGCTGGTGCCTTCAAGGTTGACGTCGTGGCAATCCGCCGTCGTCGGCGCGATGATGTGGATCCGTTTGATGCCGGCGCGCACCGCGATGTGAACCGCGCTCGACACCGAATGCGACTTGCCGGTGCCGCGACCGCCCAGGAACAGCCAACACCAGTCGAGATCCACCGGCGGCAGCTGCGCCGTGCGGGCGGCAAAGATCCAGTCCTCGGCCACGTCGTCGCCCAGCTGGCCGGCGAGCACCTTGCGCTGCGCGTCCGACAACGACGCCACCGCCGCACGCGCGTCGTGCATGCGGCGAACTTCGTGCATGAACCGGTCAAGCGCCATTGTTGCCGTCGTCCACAACCTCGCCCTCGATCACCGGGCCGTGCGCCAAGCGGTCGAGCGCCGCCATGATCTTGTCGGTTGTCGTGGCCGGCTCGGGCCGGCTGTCGTCGCTGATCCCGGCGCGTGGCTGTATGTCGATTCCCAGCATGCGGGCGCGCCGTTCCATCAACCGGATCACCAGCGCGCAAGCGTCATAGTCGCCTTCCCGCGCCTTGCCGAAATAGATTTGCGTCAGATCGTCCAGCCGCTCCAGTTCGATTTCGACCGTGCGTGCGCGCAGCGTCGGCGTCACCCCGCCGCACATCCGGGTCAAGCTGCCCTCGACCTCGCCGACCGTGCAATCGAGTTGGTGGGCAATCTGCCGAACCGGCACGCCGTTCAACCGCAGGCGGAACGCCTTGCGGTCGCGTTCGAACTTGGCGGCGGCATCTTCCCAATTGACAATCTCGGCGGTCATCGGTGCTTATGCCTTACATGTGCGCGCCGGACGTCGGGGATCCTGGGCTGGGCGACCTCATGACCGCTGCGGAAAACCGTGTGGCGTAAATGATGCGACAGCGAGTGCCACAAGTCCGATTCCGTGTTCCCGATCAATTTGCGCAACGCCCGAAAATCTTCGTAGGCGTGGCAAGCGTGGCGATGGATTGCGTCCCGGTTCGTCCACATTGGATCCCCCATGCTGCACGTCGTTGACGATAAGACCGCACCCGACAAGGTGCAACAACAGAGAAGGCTTGGCCTTCCGTTCACCGTCGTCACCGGCACGCTCGACGTCGGCCGCGTGCTGGTCGAGGCCATGCGCGAGGGTTTGCCGCTCGACAACGTCGCCGTCCTGTCGTGGAACAACGGCACCAGCCTGCGCCACGCCACCCGGATCACCGTGGCCAAGGCGCAAGGCTATCCGCCCGACTTGCCGCTCGACGACATGATCGCCGGGGCCGACCCGGAGGTGATCGGCTCGGTCTGGCAAGTGATCGATGCGCACAGCTGGGACCGCCGGCCGCCGATGACGGGCGACCACCGCCGCGCCGTGACCGACGAATATGTCGAGCTAATCCGCCGGGTGAGCGAGGAGTCCGACCCGACGTTTCTGCGCGGCGTGCGCCGGCAGATCGAAACCGCGATCCGGCTTTCGATCAAATCCCGGCTTGACGAACTAACCTTGCACGAAGCCTGCCGCCGCGCCGGTGCTGCCGGCAAGCGCCTGCCGGCGTGGTCGTTCATTTGCGAGGCCGTCGACTATTTCGGCGAATACAAGCGCCAGGAGAGCGTCGCCGATCTTGCCGACCACCTCGCCGCCAAGCTCGAGCCGGTGCCCGCCTGCACGCTCGCCCTGATCGATGACGCGGGCGCGATTCCGTTGCTCGGCCTGCGCGCGCTGCGCCGGCTGTTGCCGCACGCCTCTTTCGTGCTCGCCGGCATGGACGGCGAAGACGCGACTCGACGCGCCAAAAGCATCTTTTGAAATTATTTTCGCATTGATGCCATTCGCCGATTTCCGCTGAAACCGCCCGACGCAAACGACGCGACTCAAGGCCGTGTTATAATGCTTGCATCGGTCGGGAATGATCCCGGGCGAGTTGTTTGAAACGTGAAAGGATACGCCATGCGCCGAAAGCGCAAAGCAAAGCTATCGAAGATCCAAGAGCACCAGAACGAAACCAACAAGTGGCTCGCCAAGCGCGACGCCGCCATCGCCATGCTGGTGAAATCGATGGGCCACCTTGTGCGGCTCGACCGCACCGGCCGGCGTTTGCAGAAAGCGGCGTTGCACCCGGTGCAACAGGACATCGCCGACAAGCTAAACAAGGCGACGAAGCGAAAGCGTTTGTTGCCGGAACTTGGAACGATATTGCAAGGCAAGCCGGCATCGGCGGCGGCCCCGATTGAACCGCCGCCGACCGCCGATCCCCCGCCCGATAACGAAGCCCGGATGAAAGCCGCCGGCTTTCGACCGCGCAAAAAAGCCCGCCGGAATGCGGAACACTCCGACGGGTTAGATACGAGCCAATGACAACGGCACAATAAAGGCCGACACCGACACGTCAACCCCCCGGGATATCCACACCCGGGGGGAATTTTTTTGCCCGCCGTCAACCCGCGACGTGTTAATGATTCGCCGTCGCTGAATCCCCGGAAAACCCGATGGCCGAAACCACCAAAATCGAATGGTGCGACTCGACGCTGAATCCCTGGATCGGGTGCCAGAACGTCTCGCCCGGCTGCGAGCATTGCTATGCCGAAGAGATGAACGGCTATCGCAAGTGGACGGAATGGGGGCCGCACGGCGTGCGCCGCCGCACCTCGCCGTCGACCTGGGCGAAGGTCAACGACTACGAACGCAACGCCGCCGCGTTCCAGCGCAAGCACGGCCGCCGGCAACGGGTGTTCTGCGCGTCGCTCGCCGACGTGTTCGACAACAAAGCACCCGACGGCGCGCGCGATGACCTGTGGCACCTGATCCGCCGGTGCCCGAACGTCGATTTCCTGTTGCTGACCAAGCGACCGCAAAACATCCGCAAGATGCTGCCGGCCGACTGGGGATCGCGCTTCGGCTACCCGAACGTGTGGCTTGGCACCACGACCGAAGACGCCGAACACTACCAGCAACGCTGGCCGGTGCTCGCCGCCGTGCCCGCGACCATCCGGTTCATCTCATACGAACCCGCCGTGGGGCCGCTCGGCCCGCTGCAAGTCATGTCGGCGTTGACCGAATACGGTGCGCGCGTGCCCGACTGGGTGATCGCTGGCGGCGAATCCGGCCCGCGTGCCCGCCGCATGAATCCCGACTGGGCGCGAGCCGCGCGCGATCAATGCGTGCCGCTGGGCGTCGCATTCTTTTTCAAGCAATGGGGCAGCTGGCCCAGCAACCCGGCGCGCGAGGCCGACAACCCGCTAAATGGCAAGGGCGGCGGCTTGCTCGACGGCCGGCTGTGGCGCGAATTCCCGCAACAAAAAACGGCACCGCGCGATGCGATGCCGTTGCAGAATTCGGAGTTGCCGTTTTAGCGGTCGCGCTTGTCGCTTGGATTCTGGTCGCCTTGTCCCGGCTGGCCCGGGTTCTGCTGTCCCGGCTTGTCGCCCGGATAACGCGGTTGCGCCGTTCCCGGCTGTGGCTTGCCCTGTTCGTTCTTGTTCTTGTCGTCCTCTTGCTCGCGTGGATTCTCGCCCATGGGGGTTTCCTCTTCGTGTGCAGTAGCGGAATCAACTCGGCCCTGGCGACGATGTTCCCAGCGTGCCAGTAATGCGGCGCAGCGTGCGCACACGGGGGAATCTCCCATGTCAGTGAAGCTTACCAATATCGCCGGCCGCGACCTCGAAGTTGACGACGGCGCGGGTGGCCGGCTCATTATTCCCGCCGGGCACACCGTCGCCTATCTCGCCGACATTGCCAGCGACGACGTGCGCCAACTACTTGCCGGCGGCCAACTCAAGATCGAGGACGACTCCGACGGCGCGTGATTATTTGCACGCCGGCAAGCTCGGATAACGCGCGCACACCTTGCGCTTGACCGTGCTGTAAGCCGACTTGCCGCTGGCGCGCGCCAGCGCGTTGGCCGCGTGCGAGCGGTCGTGGATCGGATAGGCGCGCTTGCCGGGGAGCGCGAACGATGACTTGGGGAGACTGTTGCGCTTTGCCGCTTTGAGCTTGGCCATGGCGATGACCTCCGGTTAATCTGGATTAGCTAATCAATATTAGCTAATCCATCGCAGATCCCAAGGGGTTGGCATGCCCGCCACCGTTCACGACGACAACCGCCCGATTGAATCGCTGCGCCCAGATCCGCAGAACGCGCGCCGGCACCCGCCGTCGCAGATCACGCAAATTGCCGCCAGCATCAAGCGGTTCGGCATGGTCGCCCCGCTGGTCATCCGCCCCGACGGGACGCTGATCGGCGGCGAGGCCACGTTGACCGCCTGCAAAAACCTCGGCCACCGCTCGATTGCGTGCCGTGTGGTCGACGGCCTGTCCGACACGCAATACCGCGCGCTCGGGCTGGCGTTGAATCGCTTGCCGGAGCAATCGACCTGGGATGACGGCTTGCTGGCGGAAACGCTGCGCGAGCTTGAACGCGAGGACATCGTGGCCGCCGGCTTTTCCGACTCCGACCTTGTGAAGCTCGCCGCCGAACCGGAGCCGATCACGGTGGAAGAAATCGACACGTCGGTCGTGTTCGATGAATTTTGGATTTCGGTGCGCGGCCCGCTGAAACATCAAGCCGACATGCTGGCCGCGCTGCAAAAGGCGGCCAAGCAACTCGACGGCGTGACCGTCGACCTCGGGGTGATATCGCTGTGAAGCTCAAATTTCGCGACGGCTTCGATTGGCGGCGCGTCGCTTGGGGGCGGCCCGATAGTCGAGTGCGCCCGTTGTGTTCGTATTGCCACGGCGCATTGCCGGAGGTGCCGTTGATGCTCTGGCGCGACGACGGCAGCGCCATGCAGCTGTGCGACGATTGCGTCGACCAATGGGTAACCAGCGGATGAAGGCGCGCCGCCCGTTCAACGTCAACAAGTACAAGACCGACAACACGTTCGCCGCCACGCCGGCCAAGGTCGAGATCCGGCGCAACGTGCTCGACGCCGTAGGCGCACCGGCGCGGGTGTTCGACGCTTTCGCCGGCCCGGGCGAACTCTATTCGCTGGTGTGGTCGCAGGCCGCCGCATACACCGGCTGCGACGTGCGATGGTTCAACGATCACCGCCGCATGTTCGTCGGCGACAATCGCCGGGTGCTGCGCGCCATCGATCTAGCCGCCTTCAATATCTTCGACCTCGACGCCTATGGCTCGCCGTGGGAACAAGCCATCATCATCGCTGCACGCCGCCCGCTGCGCGGCGAACGCCTTGGCCTGGTTCTCACCGACGGGCTGGAAATGCAGTTCAAGATGAACGGAGTCCCGGCAGCGGTGTCGCTGCTGACCGGGCTGCGTCCCGACGTGCAAGTGGGCTTGGGCCGCCGGCCCGAAGCCGTGCTCGACCGCTGCATTGCCGGGCTGGCCGAACGCTTCGGCGCGCGGGTGACGAAGCAATGGCGCGCGTCGAACCGCCGGACGGCCAGCTATGTCGGGCTGGTGCTCGAAAGCTAATCGACTCAGAACCGACTCAGAACCGACTCATCGCCGCACCCGTGCAACCTCGATCTGCGCCAGTTCCAGGGCGCGGCGCAATGCGGCGTTTTCCATTCGCAGCCGCGTGACCTCGGCGGTCATGCAGATCGGGCACAAGCCGTCGGTGGCGGCGGTGAGTTGTTCGGCGATATCATGCCGGCAAGCGTCGGTCATGGCTTGGCGGTCGGTTGGTCGAACAGACTCGGCTGCACGGGTTGCTGCGGTCGGTTGTGATTGACGCCCCACAGCTTCACCATTTTTTTGGTGTTGGGATTGCGGATCTCGCCGACTTCGACAAGGAATCCGTCGCGCGTTAGATCGCTGCGGCGTTTGCGCCACTTGCCGTTCCGAGTGCCGCCCAGTTCGATTTCCATTTGGAAATCCGCGAACGATTTCGGATCGGCGTTAAAGAACAGCTGCCACACCGTCGCGCGATCCTTGATCTTGGCAGCGTCGAGCTTGGCGGCGGCGTGGCTGGTGTTGGGATCGGAATTGCGTGCGTTGAATTCGGGCGGATCGTCGGCCATATCAGGCCCCCATCATTCGGCCGCGACCAGACGCGGCCGGAACGGCTGTTCTTCCACCGGCCGTTCGTCCCTCTTTTCTTTTTTCTGCAACCGCTCGAGCCGGGACGCCGACACCTTGCGCGCGCCTTTCAGTTGCTTGCGTAGCTTGCGGTTCTCGGCGTCAAGCTCGACGGCGCGCTGATCCTGCCACGTGCCATGCAGCACCTCGCCCAGCGCCGTCACCGCCCATTCGAAGATGTTGTCGTCGGGCTTCATTCTTGTCACGCCCCAATGCGGGTTGTGAAAATGTTCACGCACCGAAATGTCGCCGCAGATGTGATTGTATTTGACTTGCAGCGGTGCGGGATGCAATCGGCACCAGCCGTCGATCTTGCCGTGAGCTTTGATGTAGTTGATCGCGGTGTGCTGATTCCACTTGTTGCCGCAGTGAGCTTGGCACCGCCCGGCTTCGCGGTCGGCCTTGTGCTCGGCTGGCTCGGTCGGCTGGAAATACTGGCAGATCATGCACGGCATTGTCCGTCCTCCTGTTGTCGTTCCCTTTCACGTCGCCTCGCCGCGTAGCTCGGCGATCAACTTGCGCAAGCGTTCCTCTTCCTCCTTCGGAATCAAGCGCCGGCCGCCGAAGTGCACGACCTTGACGTGGCCTTGGTTGACGTCGTCGTAAAGCCCGCTGCGCGATATGCCCAGCCGCTTGGCCACCGCGTCGATGCTGCGCTCGGCGAACGGCGACGTGCGGCGGATCATGTGATTGCCGCCAGCGCGCGTTGCAGCTTACGCCGGGACGCGACCAGATTCTTGCCCAGCTTGCCGATGGGCAACCGCTTGGTGCGGGCGGCGTAGTACACGTGCTTTTCCTTGACCCCTAGAAACGCCGCGATAGCCGCCGCCCCGACCAATAGATCGTCGGCCGGCCGCTCGCCGGCCGCCCTGTCGCTGTCCACCGCCATGCCGCACCTGTGATTCGAATGCGCCATGGTGCCCCAGCTTGCCACCTATTCCAACGCCCTGCCGCTTGTTCCTCCACAGGCCCGGCGAGCCATGCCGGCATCCGGCATAGCTGCCGCACGCGGGGCGTGCCGGCCCTTCCATGTGCCACCCGTGTGGCGTCCACGAGCCGGCATATAGTGGAAATCATTGATAACAATTGGGAATTATTGGCAAGCTGTGGAAATGCCGTTGCCACATAGAAAACCGCGACTTGTGCCCGTTTCATAGGGTTTTGCGCTGGTTTTGCCCCCGGAATCCGTCATTTCAGAAGTCCGCAGAACGCCGTTGATATTGCTCACGAATTTTCGTCCTTGTGCTATCGCCGTGGCACCCCTATATTCCGTCTTACCAAACAGTGCCACACGCACCCAACAAGGACCAATGACAATGACCGTCGTTCGTGAATTCTCCCCCTGCGGCCCGTGCCTCACCCTCGGCGCGCTCGTTCGGGAAACCGCGCAATTCTACTGCTACGCCGACCGTGCCGACGGCACCCAACGCAAGATCCGCAAGCCCACCCCGGGCAACTGGTCAAAGGCCCACGTCGAGCCTTGCGTGTCGTGCCGCGACCACGCCCGGACCCAATACCCCCACGGCTATCAAGACTGATCACCCCAGAAAAAGGACCAATGACAATGTCTGTTCGTAAACGCGCCTGGACCTCCCCCAACGGTGAAAAGAAAACCGGCTGGGAGGTGTCCTATTCGGTCAACGGCAAGCGGCACCGCAAGCTGTTCGACCTGAAGAAACCCGCCGACGCTTTCCATCTGCGCGCCCGCAACGAAGTCAGCACCGGCGTGCACACCCCCGACTCGGTGTCGGTCACCGTCGCCGAAGCCGGCGCGCGCTGGCTCGAGCATTGCGAGGCGCGCGGCATCGAACGCTCGACCATCACCGCCTATCGCCAACACCTCGCCCTGCACATCGCCCCCTATCTCGGCGGCGTGAAGCTCTCGACCTTGACCTTGCCGATGGTGCCGGAGTTTCAAGACCGGCTGCGCGCCGACGGCCGCTCGCCGGCCATGATCCGCAAGTCCCGCGTCGCACTCGGCGCGATCTTGAAGTTCGCCCAGAAGCGCGGCCTTGTCGGTCAGAACGTGGTGCGCTCGCTCGGCCGCGACGACGATCACGCCACCGACCGCGCCGCCAAGCGCCCGCTGGAAATCGGCGTGGACATTCCGTCCCGCGACGAGATCCGCGCCATCGAATCCAAGCTGCCGGGCACCCGCTATCGGGCGCTGCTGACCACCGCGTTCACGACCGGGTTGCGCGCGTCCGAACTGCGCGGGCTGCGCTGGGCCGACGTCGACCTGAAACGCGGCGAACTGCACGTGCGCCAGCGCGCCGACCGTTACAACCGGATCGGCCGCCCCAAGTCATCGGCCGGCACCCGCTCGATCCCGTTGATGCCGATGGTCGTCGCCGTGCTGCGCGAGCACAAGCTGGCCACGCCGGCCAATGCGCTCGACCTTGTGTTCCCGAATCGCAAGGGCAAGGTCGACCACCTTGTAACCATCGCCGAAGGCTGGCGCGCGGCGCAGGAGCTTGCCGGCGTCGTCGGCCCCGACCGCGCTGCGAAATATCCCGGCCTGCACGCGATCCGCCATTTCTATGCGTCGTGGTGCATCAACCGGATTGCCGACGGCGGCCTCGAATTGCCGATGAAAGTGGTGCAGGGCCGGCTCGGCCACGCCACGATTTCGATGACCGCCGACGTCTATGGCCACCTGTTCCCGACCGCCGACCATAGCTCGGAAATGGCCACCGCCCAGCGCGCTTGGCTGGCCTGAAACCGGACGGGGGCCACGGCCCCCCTCCCCCTTGTCCACAACCTTAATAACCCGTGACGGGTTGACACCCGCTTACCGAAAGATGAAAACCAATGACCACGAGTCGCCACATGCCCACAAAGCACGAAGCCACCGACGCCAGCGGCAAGGTGTGGAAACGCACCTCGCAAAGCCGCGTCTATTCGCATTGCGTCGTGATCCACACGCCGGCCACGCTACCGACCGAACTGTGGCCGCGCGGCTGGCCGCCGTCGAGCAAGGCCGAATGGGCCTCGACCTTGACCAATGCCCAGAACAACGCCCGGCGCTGGCAACGCGGCCGCGAGGGTATCACCGTGGAAATTCTGGAAGCTCGAATCGTGGGCGTCCGATGACCGCGCAGCCCTCCGCGTCCACCGCCCTGCGGCTGATCGAAGCCCAGCGCCGTGTCATCGCCACCCGCCGCCGGCTGCAAAGCCTGTCGTCGCTCGATCCCGGCTTTGCCGCCGCCATCAACGCCTATCGCGCCGCGCTCGACGCGCTCGCCCAGCAACAGGAGTCCGCGTGATGGGATACGCCCTTGGCACCTCGGCCTGCATCGGCTGCGGTCGCATCTTTTCATACAACCCGATGCGGGTGCCGTCGTTCACCCCGCCGGGCGGCACCCGCGAGCCGATTTGCGAACAGTGCTTCAACATCATCAACGACAAGCGTGCCGACAAAGGCTTGCCGCCATTTTCGCGTCATCCCGACGCCTATGAACCCTGCGACGAAGAGGAATTGCACTATGATTGACGCTTTCAAAAGTACATTGAATCTCGGCCTCCTGATCGGCTTTCTGGTCGCCTTGCCGTTCACCGTTGGCTGCATCCTGGCCCCCGGCCTGCAATGGCCGCCGTTGTTCGGCGGCGTGTTGCTCACCCTGCCGTGGATCGGCGCATGGCTCCCGGCCATCGTCGCCTTTTACCGGCCGCACCCGAACCGCGTCGCCATCACCGTGCTGAATCTGGTGGCCGTAGTGACGCTGTTAACCTTCGTCGGTGTGGTGCTGTATGTGCTCGCCCTGATCTGGGCATACACCGGCCCGCGCGACGTCTATGTGGGCGTGGGAGTCGTGGGATGAACCTGTTCACCCCCGCCGGCCTCACGCTGCATTGCGGCGACGCCGTCCACCGTGGCGACGATCCGCGCCACATCGGCCGCGTCGAGGCCGTGCACAACACCGGCCAAGTCAAAGTCCGTTGGCTCGACACCGGATGGTTCGAATGGCTCGACGGATCAGACCTCGAATTCGAACGATGCTCGGATTGCGGTTGGCGTCTGCCGCGTATCGGTTGCCCGCGCTGTCACGGCGTCGCATTGCGATTTGAATGACCATCGGAGGACAAAATGGAAAAGCCGAAATTGGAATGCTCGATCTGCCACCGCCCGATCACGCCGCACCCGTTAAGCGGCTGGGCCGGCGGCAACAACGCCATGCCGGTCAACGATGGCCGCTGTTGCGACGAATGCGACGACACCATCGTGGTGCCGGCGCGCATCACGTTGATGCGTCGCCGGGAGTCGGTGTCGTGATGGTGCGGTCGTTTCTCACGCTGTCGACCGGGCACTTGCGTAGCTCGACCGAAGAGTGGCTGTCGCTCGCCTCGATCAAGCAAACGCACTGGGTGTCGGCGACTCCCTACGGCTGGTTCGTGTACTGCGACGAAGATGCGACCGGCGACGATTTCCCGGCCGACCTGATCGCGGTGTTCAACTATGCCAACACGCTCGGCGTCGACTACGTCATGTTCGATTCGGAGGTGGACCCCATCGAAGCCTTGCCGTTCTACATCACCCCGCAAGGCCGATGGACCGACAATCCGGTGGCGTTCACCGATCACGACCTCGACGCCCAGATCACGGCGGAATTCGACAAGGCCGCAGATCGTCCCGCGTATTGACCGAACACCTGCGCCGCTTTGATACCCCGGCGGTGCAGGTTAGGGGCCGTGCTGTTTGTTTGGCGACTTGTCGGCACGGCCCCGCCCTTTCCGGGGTAAACAACAAAAGGAACCGCTACCAATGACACCCGCCCGACAAGCCGAAATGATTACAGAATTGCAACGTGTGCTTTCGAGCTATCGTTGCGACAAAATTTATCCGACGCGGCCCAGCTATCGACGCTGCAAAAAATGCCAATGGTGCCTTGTCGCCGCATTCCTCGCCGCCTTGACCGTGCCGGCCACCGCCGGCTCGGTGAGCTTCCACGATGCGCGCGGCAACTATGCCGGTGCGTCAATCACCCGCAACGGTCACAGCACGTTTACCGATTCCGGCGGCCGCTATGTCGGAAGCTCCAGCACACGCGGCAACACCACGACGGTGTATGACCGCAACGGCAACCGCGCCGGCACCCTCACCCGCACAGGACGATGACACCATGGCCAGCAAACGCCGCACCAACCTGCAACCGACCGCGACCGTGCAAGACACCATCGCCGACTCCGACGAGTCGTTGCCGGCCAGCAACCCGCAACCGGCGCGCTCGACGCTCGCCGATATCCGCGCCACCGCCGTCAACCGCATGGCCGACGCCGCGCACGACGTCGCCCACACCATCGCCGACCTCGAAGCGTGGCGAAACGAGATCGACGCCACCATCGCGTTTCTGAAAGCGCAACGGCGGTGAGCATGGCCAAGGATGTCACCATCGCCGGGATTCCGGTAACCATCATTGCCGACGAAGAGGCCGAAACCGTCGACTATGTCGTGTGCGCACCGGACGGGGCGTCGCCGTTCACCGACAATTTCAAGGGCACATGCTGCAAGTGCGGCTGTGCCGTGATGTATCGATGGCACGCCCCGCGCAAGCCGGCAAAGATCTGTCTCGAATGCGTGACCAAGCTGGCGCAAGCGGAGTCGAAGTGATGCCGATTCCGTTCACGCAATACCTGCGGCCGGATGGACGCAAGCGCGACGTCACCATCGAACGCTCGCCGGAGGTGGAAGCGTTGGCGCAACGCTTCATCGCCTCCGGCGGCAAGTTCGAATGCGAGGAATTGCGCACCGGCGAAGCGTCGTTCACCGCCGTCAAGTATGGCCGCGACGTCGCCATCGAACTGGTGCCCAACGGCCCGGCCGTGCCCGCCGCCGTCGACCGCGTGGTGCGGCTGGCACAGGATTATCTCGACGCCGAAGATCCACAAGGCACGCTGCCGCTGTAATGGAATCGCTAATGACCGACCAGATCGAGCGGCTGCAAACACGATACGACAGCGCAACCGACCAAGCCGTGCGCTATGCCGACGACAACGCGCGGCTGCGGGCGCTGCTGCGCGAGGCGCTGTTGTACGACGCTCAGATCGTCCACATGGAATCATGGTGGAGGAAAGTGCGCGTCGAACTGGACCCAAGCCAAAAGGAAACCTGAATCATGTTCGTGTTGCTGGTGATCGAAGACGACGACGACGGCCACTTGCGCGAAATCGTCGGGCCGTTCGCAAGTCGCGCCGCCGCTGCCGCCTATCGCCAACACGTCAACGTCGAGCGCACCGAAGTGGTCGAGCTAACCTCGCCGCCGGTGGAAACGCTGTGAACAGTTCCCCGGTCGAGGTGATCGTCATGGTGATCACGCTGTTGCTCGCCGCCACCGCGCTGGTCGCCGTGACGGTGACGATCTACGCTTGGACGCATTGAAGATCTTGGACCCATTGAGGTGCACCATGGCCGAACCGAAACGATACGCCATGATCGACGCCGACGGCACGGTCTACAACGTCGTGATGTGGGACGGCGAAACGCCGTGGCCGAACGACGCCGATGTGCTGGTGCAAAGCGACGACGCCGGCATCGGCTGGCGCTTCGCCAGCGGCAAGCTGGTGCCGCCGCCACCGTCGGGCGACGTCGCCCGCCAGATCCTCGCTAACAAGGCCACCGACGCCGGCTGAAACCATGACCGCCACCGTCCTGCACATGTGGACGCTGTACGATCACCCGCGCGATCACCCCGACGCCTTTGTCGCCCGCCGCCACATCATCGTCGCCGGGGCGACTGCCCCCACCCCCGACATGTTCGTCGCCGACTCGCTGGCCGAACTGCGCGCGCTGTTGCCGCCCGGCCTTGTCTGCGTCCCGCGCTCGGCCCTGGACGAACCGTCCATCGTGGAGTCCTGGCTGTGAGCGCGCTCGCCCACGCCGTGGTGCTGTGGGCCGTGGCCGCCGCCGTGCTGGTGATGGTGCTGACCCTGACGTTCGCCTGACACGATTTCGAAACTTTTCTTTCGAAATTGACCCGTGGACGGGTTGACGGGGCGAGATTTCTCATTTTCAATTGAAAACGCCGGCCACTGGGATGGCCGGCGCTCCTGCAACCCGGTCACAACGGAGGGAATCCACATGACCGCGTCCAACATCATCAACCGCTTCACCCCGCTGTCAACCTACGGCGTGCAATTGCCGTCGCACGTGCTGGTGAAACCAACCCGGCAGAACCTGCTGACCGAATTCCACCAGTACGGCTACGACGGCGAGCAATTCTTCGGCGTCGCCTTCGTGCAGGGCAACCGCCTGCAATTCACCACGGCCATGCCCATGACCGTGCTGCACAAGGTCGCCAAAATCGACCGCGCCGGAGCCGGCTCCAATATCACCTCGCTGCAAAAAGCCGCCAACCGCCCCAAGATCGCCGGGCATAGCAAAGCCCTGCGCCAGTACCTTGTCGATAACGCCTGCAAAGGGGAGAAGTTTATTTTGCCGGCGTTCGCCATGAACTTCGGCGATGAGAGTACGACACCGGAAGACGCGCCCAATGCCGTGCTCTGGATCTACGCCCACGAAAACGAGAACTCGACCAACGGCTGGCCCGCCCTGTTCCAGCTGCCGCGCGGCATCAAATTGGATGCAACCGATGGCGCGCATCGGCTGGACGAATCCGAAAAGATTGTCAGCGACGGCAAGCTGACGGAGGCACAACGCGAAAACCTCGGGCGCAATGCCTGCGACGTCAAAATCATCTTCGAAAGCAAGCGGATCGACGCCCATCAGGATTTCGCCGATTGCGCCAAGGCCAAGCCGATCACCGGCAGCATCATCTCTTCGTTCGATGTGCGCGACTTGCGCAACTCGCAAACCGTGCGGCTGGTGGAGTCGGTCGACTTTTTAAAGCACTACGTCGACGCCACCGCCGCAAATGTGAATTTGTCGGCCGGCAGCTTGAAGATCTGGAGCATGTCGGCCGTGCGTGGCTTCGTCGGCCACGTGCAAGACCGCTACCCGCCACCCGCCGGCGGTGACGCCAGCGCCGTCGAATCCACCCTGGTCGAGAAACTGTCGGGCGCACCCCTGTTCTTCGGTGCCATGATTAAACACCTCCCCCAGCTGCACACCCTGGAACTGGCACGCCTGGAAGCCGAAGCCCGGCGCGCCTGCCCGCAACCGGCACCGCCCGCCGTCCGTACCGAAACCCCCGCCACGTTCAGGAACAAGCGCGGCGGTGACGTCGCACTCCGCGGAATCGGCATGTCCCTGTTCGCTCGGGCGTTCCTGTACGCCAAGCAACACGGCCTGTCGTTCGATCATATCGCCCAACGGTTGGCCGCCGTCGATTGGCACGTGCTCGATTGCGAACGCGACGACTTGCCGAATCCAGCCACCGAAGAAGGCCGCCTCACGTTCGCCGATGAAGTCCGACGCCACGTCGTCCCAACTTGGACCTCGCTGATCATCGTCGGCGAGTCACGCTATCGCATCGGTTCGTCCAACGACGAAGCGAACGCCGCCTGGGAGCGCATCAAAGCGGCGCATTTGGATCCTATCGCCGAAGCCGCAGAGTAAGCGTCGCGTCCCATAGTGCGTTGCGGGGCCGGAGCAATCCGGCCCCGTTTCACGTGGAACACTACTTGCGCCGCCCACCCTTGCCCTTCCCCTTCCCGCGCTTGCCACCGCTGCGGCCGCCCCCAGCCATCCAGTTCGATATCGCCGCCGCACTCGACTTGCTGAAACCCGCGCGCTTCAACCCTTCGTAGGCACTCGGTTTCTTGATCGATGGCCCATGATCGTGTCCCGGCATGTTCGACTCCCGTTCAGGCGACAAAGTTGGGCGACAGTGTCGGTTAAATTTGTCGTCGTCGCTTCGTTCCGTATGATTAAGGTTTTAACGGTTTCGGAGTGTGGGATTGGTGCTCCTGGGGAGGGGAGAGGCGGCCGCGCCCGGAAAAAGAAAGTGGGTGGCTCGGAATAATTATTTGATTCTGCTGGGGAATTTTTGGAATTAATTGGAAATAATTGGAAAAATTGTGGCTGTAAGCTGTTGAAATGCATGACGAATGCAGTCTGCACTACACCGCACCCACCGGGCCGGGGGTAGGGGGTGGCTCGAAACGCTGGCGCGCGATCAGCGACCACCGCTTGCCGGCTATCGCTGCACCTCGACCGCCTCGCCCTGCCCGTGCCGTGACCGCCTGTGCGTTCCCGTACCGATCCCCTTGTCCACCTTCACCGGAACGCCGCAAGGCCGCCTGTGGGCCGCCCTGGCTCGGCTGGTGCCCGTACAATCCCGCTACGATCCCGATACGACCGCGATCACCGGGCGACGGCAGGGGGGTGGCGATACGGGCGGCAAGGCCCGGTTTCGCCGGGGATGTGCCGGCCTGGAACGTAGGGGGTGGCGCAAAACTGGCACACGTCGGCGAATAACCCAACGATATCAACGCGATGATGCGGATATGTCCTCCGCATTAGTGCAAGATGTGCCCGTATTCATTGGGTTTCCGCAGCCACCATCGGCCACCATCAGCCACCGCCACCCGCTCGCCGTCGCCGCGCACCTCGACCGCCGGGCCGCGCAGTTGGCCGGCCGCGTCACCCCCGTGCCCTGTTCGACTCCCGATGATCGACGCGGTGCCGCTCGCCCTCCGAACCGAAATTATTTCAGCGCGTGACGCAGTGACGGGTAGATCGGAACCAACCTTTTCCGGGCGCGTGCGCAGGCACGCATATGCTATGTGTCACACCTGTCACAAGTGTCACAACCGGCATTCTGCCGGCCTTACTTGGGTGACGGGTTAGGTGACGGGGTGACGGATGACGCGGTGCACAATGCAATTCTAGGTGACAAACATTTTCGCTTTCGATCATTATCACGTCACACCTGTCACACCCGTCACCGGCCGCGCCGGATTCGTGACGGGTTGGTGACGGGTTGGGCTGTTTCCACTAACGCCGTTTCTTAAACCAGCATGTGAGGTTGACGATGAACACGAGCGAATGGGAGCGCCGGGCCGACGCTGGCGATGGGCAGTTCGCGATTGCGTTGGCTTTGCTGCGCGTGGTGTCGGCCATTCACTTGCTGGGCGACGGCACAGCTGGGTTCACCGAATCCGGCTCGATCAAAGAAACGCCGGGCGCGCTGGCGAACTTCGGCCGGCGCTTGTGCGATGCCTTGGACAGCGTAGGGACGAACATGCCGACGCACCTCGACGTGACCGTGTCGGTGGACGACGAGAGCGAGCCGCAGACCGTGGTGATCAAGAAGTCCGACTAGGCTGACATTGCCCCGATATCCATCAAGCGAATGCCGTGAAAGCCCCGGCCGGCGTTGTCGTGATAGCGTGCGAGGCCCTTGGCTTCGAGGCGGTCCACGAATTTTTTCATGCTATCCGACCGCTCGCCGACGGCCTCGCAAAACAGCTTCCATGAATTGAACAGTGCGGTTGATGTGGTTTTAGCGTTGGGATCGGCGAGCGAGCACCGCTGATCGAGCCATTGCTGCAACAAGTCCTGATTGTCGAAGTAGCTTTCGGTTGCGCCCAACACCGATGCGGGCGGATCGAGGCCGCGCTCCCGCCACGCGACATAGCCGTCGAGCACCCATCCCAAAATGGCCGGCCGTTCCAGGGCGAGCTTATCGGCCAGCGTGCGGTCGAGTTCGTCCTCGCTGATCGTGACGGTGAACGGTATCAGGTGCAGCCGGCGGCGCATGGCGCGGTCGACGTTGCGCAACGACGGCTTGTTGTTTCCGACCACCACTATCTTGAACTGCGGCAGGTATTCGAACGAATTGCTGTGCATGAAGTTGGCGCGCACCGGATCGCCGCCGGTCAGCGTCTTGATCTTGGCTTCGTTCCAGCCGCCCTCGCCGGTTTCCGCTGTGAGCAACAACCGCACGCCGCGCATGGCGGCCAATTCTTCCTTGTGTTGCGGTTTCTTGGTCGCCGCGAACATCTCGAGCGACGCTTGCGAAGCATACGTTCCCAACACCGCTTTGAGCGTGTTCAGGAACGTGCCTTTGCCGTTGCCGCCGGTGCCGTAGCAAAAGAAAAAGCTCTGTTCGTGGGTGAACGGGGTGGCGCAATAGCCGGCCATACGTTGCAGGTACGCAATCAACTCGGCGTCGCCGGCGGTGATCTTGTCGAGAAACGCCAGCCATGTCGGGCACGCGCCGCGCTCGGCGGTGACGCCGGCCATCTTCGAACAGAAGTCCTCCCGCCGCTGCGGCCCCAGCGTCCAGCCGTGCGCGCCGTTGGCCTTCATGCTGACCGTGGCCGTGGTCATGTTGAACACCTCGGCCTTGTCGAAGTGATCGACCGGCACGGCCACCAGATGGCGCGTGCGTTTGGCGCAAGACGTCAAAAAACCGACGTCCTCCAGCCGGGTCTTTGGTTTGGGTTTCTTCTGCGCCCGACTGATTTCGCAACAGAGTTCGCCCAGATTGTTTTCGAGCGTGCACCGCTGGTCGTCCTCCCAGACGTGCCCAGTCCAGTGAAAATCGCCCATCTTCTTGAAGAACAGGAATTGATCCCCGCGCCGGGCCATGAAGATCTTCACCACGGCGTCGTGGGTCAGTAGCCAGTTCGGTGCCAGCCATGGATCCGGCTCCGGGGCCTCGACGCCGTCGCGTTGAACTATGCGCAACGCTGGCCGCTCCCGTTCCCGCTCGCCCGACGTGCCGCCGTCGTCATCCTGATCGGCCATGAATCGCCTCTAAAGGTCGGCATGTTCCGCCGCCTGCGCCGCCACCAGATCCGCAAAGTCCGTCCCCACCGCCGACGTGGTGATCGCGCTCGCCCGCCAGCCCCATGTCAGCTTGACCGCTGCGGCCGCGCGCTCGCCGGCCTTCGACTCGTCGTTGTCGAACGCCACCACGACGCGACCGACGAACCACAACAGCGGCAACCGCTCGACCGCGCCCGCGCTCCCCAGCGCCCACACCGGCGCGTAGCCCAGCTGCAACAAGGCCAAGCCCGTCTCGAATCCCTCGCACACGTGCAAGACCGGCGCGTAAAAGTTCGCCGCACCGCAGCACGTCGCCCGATGTGACGTGAGCTTCATGGCCGCGCCCGCGACCGGCCCCAGCATCATTGGCTGCTGTAACTTTTTGAAATCCGGCGTGATGTAGATGCGCTGAATCGCGACCGGGGTGTCGCCTTCCATGCGCCGGAACAGCACGACCAGCGCCGGGCACGTGCCGCCCTGGCGCGGACACTCCGGCAGGAACCGGACCACCTCGCCGTCAAGCTCGCCCGGCAACGCCAGCCCGCGCATGGCGAGGTAATACTCGCCGGCCGTGCCGCGCACGTCGCTGGCCCGGTCCCAGATCCGCAGCGCACCTTGCGCGCGTTGCCGGTCCTCCGGCGTCATGGGTGCGCCCCCCGCCCGTTCTTGTGGGAGCGTGTGGGTCGTGCGTCCCACAAGCCGCGCGCCCGGAACGCCGCGATCACGTCGCCGGCCTCGCACCCGGCCCAGCATTTCACCAGCACGGTGGAATCCCCTTGGGTGAACGAACACGACGGCGAGCGGTCTTCGTGCGCCGGGCAACAACAGATCCAATACTTGCCGCACCGTTTCGCTTTCACCCGCCTTGCCAGTTCGTTAGCCGTCATGGCTCGCCCTCCGTCTTAGCCGTGTTAATTTTTTCGTCCGCGTGCGAGGGGCGCGGAAGCCGCCGGATCATCTCTTCCAACAGCAACAGGTGATCGTTGCGAAACCACACCGCCGCCGCCCGCCGCAGCGCGTCCACCAGTTCGGCCGTGGGCATGTCGCGCACCGTCATGCCGAGATCCTCGCCGGGATCACCCGCCAGCGGTGCAGCGCGTCGAAAACGTCCTTCATGTCGTCGCACAGCGCGTAGCCGTGCCCGGCCTTGATCAACCGGAACGCCACCGCCTTTTGCGGATCGCTCGCCTTGCTGCCGGCCCGCTTCAATTCGAGAAACGCCACCGGCCCGTTGATGTGAAAGAATTGGAAGTCCGGCCAACCGGGTTGAACGCCCATGCGTTTCAACCGCCCGGCCGTCGCCGGGGTGCGATATTCGCCGGCCGGGAAATGCGTCCACGTCCACTCGGTCGAGCACCAGCGCGTCAACACGTCGGCCACGATGCAGTGCAGCTTGAATTCGTCCACCGCCGGCAACGCAACCCCGCGCTGGCGCTTGCCTTTGAACAGGTGCAGCTGCGCCGGCCCCATGCCGTCACCTCGCCCGGGTCCGATGCTTGCTACGGGTAGCGGGTCGCTTGCGCTTGACCGCTATCGCTCGCGGCTTCTTGGCGTGACCATTGAGCCGGCGCGTGATCGGATTGCCGCACAGCTTCAATCGATCAATGCCGGCGACGTGGTCGAGCACGCATGCCATCTCCCACGTCACCCACCCGCGCCGCTTGGCGAGGTGCACCGCATTCTGCGAATAACCGATGGCCGCCGCCAACTTGGCCTCGGAACCATAGGAGGCGATTGCTGCCTCTAGCAGCCGTCGTGCCGACATGTTGGAACTCGCGTTTGATTGACCGGATTCGCCGCGCCGATATAAGGCGCACAAGTCCGCAGCAGATTCAATAGGCCGGCGGTTCGTCCACACTAACCCACAGCCCCAACCCGTCGCGGGTTGACACCACGGGCCGCTCGACTACGTTCGATTGACGCGATTCCGGGGGACTCGATGGCACTCACCGCCGCGCAGCTGGCCGCACGCGAGGGCAAGATCACGGCGTCGTTCGCACCGCAATTGATGGATGGCGACACCCACAAGATCTACAACAAGTGGCTGGAATTGATCGGCGATCCGTCGTGGAAGCCGGAAGACATGACCGACAATTTCCCCGCTTTCCACGGCACCGTGATGGAACCGCACGTGCTCGACTGGCACCAGCGTACCAGCGGGCACGCGCTGATTCGGCGCGGTGAAGTGGTGCAACACCCAACCCGACCGTATGTCTGCGCCACGCTCGACGCCTATCGCGAAGCCGACCAGTGCGTCATCGATTGCAAATGTCCCGGCGCATGGATGACGCTGGCGCGGGTCGAAGCCTACTACACCGCGCAAATGATCGTGCAACGCGCCTGCGTCGGTGCCGTCAACGCCGCGCTGCTGATTTCGCACGGCGGTGCCACGCCCATCGAATTGCCGATGACCATCGATGCCGACTACGAGTCGCTGGTGTGGCAACGCATCGATGCGTTTCAACGCTGCGTCGAAACGCTGACCGAACCGGTCGAGCTTCCACCGGCACCGCCACCGCCGCCCTGGCGAACGATAGATCTCGACCGCGATTGCGCCCATCTCAATTGGGGCGCGGAAATGGTCGGCAACCTGATCACCTGGGAGAACACGCGCGACACCGCCGTGCTGCACGAAACCGCGAAAGAAGAAATCAAAAAGCTGTTGCCCGACGACGTCGGCCACGTGTCGTTCGGCACCGTGCTGATCACCCGCGCGCGCAATCGCGCCGTCACCATCAAACGGGGCAAGTCATGAAAGCATTGATCGACAAGGACACCATTGCCGAATGGCAGGGCGCTTCCACCACCAGCACCAGCAACGCCGGCCACTACGCCATCGCGCTGGCCATCGTGGAATTGACGCGCGAGGCCAAGCGCATCGCCAACAACCTCGACACCATCGCCAACCAAATCGAAGGCGTCGAGGTCACGCTGTCGGAAAGATCATGACCGCGCGCCCGCTCGGATTCATCGTCCCGCCCATCGGCGATCCGTTCGCCGACTACATCCCCGACGACGCCACCCGCCAGGATCTCGACACCGACGAACTGGCATTGCTGGAACACGTGCGCGCCCACCACGACGTCGCCGCTGGCTCGCTCGCATGGCCGGCCGCCACCGCCACCGACGCCGCCGCCGTGCTCGGGCCGGAGCGCCACAAGCTGATCGAACTCGGCCCGGTGCCGTGGACGCAACGCCCGGATTCGGCAGAGGAACTGCGCATGGATCGAATCCGCGCCAAGCGCGCCGAAAACCTGCGCCAGCGCGAACGCGAGCGCCGCAGCCGGGCGCGCAATCGCAAGCGCGCCAGCGTGCCGAAACCACCGCGCCCGCAACCGGATCCGAAACCGCGTCCGATTCCGCAACCGTTCCCACCGCCGCCGATGCCGCCCCCGCCGCGACCGATCCCGCCACCGCTGCACCCGCACCCCGCGCCCGGCACCGGTGGCATCAAGCCGATTCCGGTGAAGCCCGTGCACCCCGACGCCGACAAGATGTGGCCGCCACCGTCAGAACCGTGGCCAATGCCGGGGCCGATGGGCTTTACCCGCACGCTCGCGGTAAACCTGTCGGCCCCGGTGATGAAGCCGACATGGCCGCAGCCGAAAACCGTTCACGATGCGCGTGGCGCGCGCGTCGTCAAGGCGACGCCGTATAAACCGAAAGGCCCATGACATGAACGTCCCCGCTATCCGCCCCACTCGACTCCCGATGCCCGCGAACGCCGACGTCGACGCCGGCAAGTGGCGCGTGCTGGTCGAGGCCATCTTCCCCAACGCCAAGAGCGCCGACTCCGTCATGCTGGCGCTCGATTACTGCAAGGCACGCGGCCTCGACGTGCTGAAAAAACCGGTCAACATCGTGCCGATGTGGTCGAGCGCGCTCGGCCGCTACGTCGAAACCGTGTGGCCCAGCATCAACGAAATACAGGTGACCGCCGCGCGCACCGGCCAATGGGCCGGCATGGACGAACCGGTGTGGGGCAACAACATCACCCGCACGTTCGAAGGCCGGCAGAAAAACAAGCAAGGCGCGTGGGAAGACCGCACCGTCGAGGTGACCTATCCCGAATCCTGCGCCGTCACCGTGTATCGGCTGATCGGCGACGGCCGTTGCGCCTTCACCGAACCGGTGTACTGGATCGAAGCCTATGGCCGCATTGGCGGCGGCGAATTGCCGAACGACATGTGGGCCAAGCGTCCGCGCGGCCAGCTGCACAAGGTGGCCAAGGCCGCCTCGCTGCGCGCCGCGTTTCCCGAAGAGGGCGACACCCCGGCCGCCGAAGAAATGGAAGGGCACTCGGTGGACCCGCCCGAACCGATTGTCGACAAGCCCGCACCGCCGGACAATTGGAAGCCGCCGGCCGGCACGGTGACGACCGAAGTGATGGGCAGCGGCGGCAGCGGCACCCCGGCCGGCGAGCCGGTGGAAGACTTCGACGCCGACACCGGTGAATACGGCCCGCGCGCCATCGCCGTCGATGACGGCGAACCGTGGCGCGACTGGTGCCACCGCTTGCTCGATCACATCCGCGCCGCCACCACGCTGGCCGACGTCGACAAGTGGGAGGAAGAGAACGCCGACACCATGGCGAAAGTGAATGCCGAAGCGCCCAAGATCCACGTGCAGCTGAAAGCGGCCATCGGCCGCCACCGCGTCAGCTTGGCCGGCCAACCGCAGAAGGATGCCGCCCCCACCGGAGAACCCGACAATGTCGCCACAGGCTAATCACCCGCGACTGGTGCGCATGATCGAAACCGCGTCGCGCAACATCGAAACCATATTCAACAACGTCGGCCACGTCGCCGCGATGTGGCATTGGCACGCCGCCGACGGCGACCAGTTCGTCACGCTGGCACCGCCGGGATTGAGCAAGGACGAATGCGTGGCCACCATCCGCGAGGTGCTGATCTTGCACGAGGCCGTCGCCGTGCTGTTCATCGATGAAGCGTGGACGTTCACGGTCAAGACCGAAGCCGAAGCCCTCGAATGGGTGACCGCCGAACGCAAGCCGGACGACCCGCACGCCCGCGAGATCGTGCATTTCGTCGCCGAAGACGACACCGGCGAATTGATCGGCGTGCGCGATATCATCCGCCCGCCCAACGGCAAGCCGCAACTCGGCCAGCTGGTGCTCGAAGAGATGGCCGCGCCGACCGGCCGCTTTGTCGGCATGCTGCCGCGCCCGCGCCGGGCCACGCTGCAATGACCGTGATCCCGTTCACGCCCCGGGAAAAGCTCGGCCAGCTGACCGACTATAGCCGGCGCTGGCGGCTGGCGCGCATCGTGATGATGCAATTTGGCGAGTGGCTGATAACCGAGAAATGCGACATCGCCGTCGACAAGGTGAGCGAGGAATCCGCCATCGCCGCGACCGCGATCCTGGCGCTCGGCGACATGCACGCCGACGATATCGTTGACCTGTATGACAGCGTGCACGCCATGCCGTGCCTCACCTATGACCAGCGCACCGCTGGCGCGGGCGAAATCCGCAAGTGGGCGCTGGCGTTTCTGGTCGACCGTGACGGGTGGAACGAATGATGCGCGACGAACAGAGCTTTCAGGACTCGCGCCGCATGCTGGTGGCGTTGCTGGCACAGGAAGATGACCCGCCGCTGATCGGCCTCGATGAAATCGACGTCACCGACCGCCTCAAAACCGTGGTGACCGCCAGCGCCGACGTGATCGTGCACACGCTTTGCCTGTTCTCCAACTACCGCAGCGACGTGGTGCATGAAGGCTTGACCAAATTGATCGAGGACATGCGCCGCAACATCGGCCGGCTGTGCGGTGACCATTGATGCGCCGCGTCACCTACACCGTGCGCAACGGTGGCCGCCGGGTGCTGGTGCCCGAAGGCGTCGAGGCCGACGAACAATTGGCCAAGCTCGCCGTTGGCGAAGTGGTCGGCGTCGAGATCACCCGGCCGCGCTCGCCGAAGTTCAACGCCCGCGTTCACCTCACCATCGAACGCACCGCCGCCGCCATGCACATCACCGTGCGCGGTTGCTACGGCTGGCTGCTGACCCGCACCGGCCACATCAACATCGTGCTGTGGCCGCCCGGCCAAAAGCCGGTGATCGTGCCGCATGCCGTCAGCGACATGGACGCGCTCACCTTCGAAACCTTCTGGGAATCCGCCTGCACCATCATCCGCGCCGACGTGCTGCCGTACCTCCCCACCGACGTCGCCGCCGATATTGCCCACCGCCTAGTGCCAGCCGATGAGGGATAAATATGGCCATCGTGAATCGCTTCAATCGCGGCAAGCCGATACGCCCCGGAGCCAAGCCGAATCCGCGCGCCGCCAAGATGTGCGACGACTGGGTGAAAGCGCGCGGCGGAAACGCCAGCTTCGATTCGCTTTATCGCATGCTGGTGGAAGCCGGCTTCCCGCCCAACGACGCCCACCTTGCGCTGGAAGATTTCATGCGCGGCAACATGATGAAGCGAGTCAAAAAGCCGACGCCGTGATCGAACGCGAACGCCTTGAAGTCCTGCTAGATCGCGACCGGCTCGAATCGATGCGCCTGTCGGTCAATCAAGAACGGCTGTTCGATGCGCTGTTGCGCTCATACCTGCACGATCCGTTCGCCCTGGTGCCGGGCTACACCATCCGCCCGTTGCTCGGATCCAACCGGCTCGCCGTGCTGCGCGTCAAGCTGCGCCGCGTCGGCTGGGACATCGTGTCGAAGAACGGCAAGCACGGCGGCTATCGCTTGGCGCGCTTGCTACCACCGGAGGGAACATGACCAACACCATGGGCCGACTTGCCATGCGCTCGGAAGGCGACTTGTGGGCCGCCTACTATGCCCTGCCCAACACCATGGACGGCGCGATCTTCCTCGGTTCGATCCAGCTGCGGTTCGTGCAGGACGCCGAACGCAAATCGATGTTCATCGCTTTGATGCGCGAGGCGGTGTCGGACATTCTGGAACAGTTGACCGGCGAGCGCCCGACGTGGCCGGAACCCGAAGGCACGCCGGCACCCGAACACGAACGCGGGGGCAACGCATGATCCCGTCGAGCGAAGCGGTAGCCGAAAACATCCGCCGCCATTGCGCCGGCATCGCCAAGGAAATCGCCCAGCGCGTGGCGAACGATCCGAAGAATTCCGACGCCACGCCGTACAACGTCGAGCACCACGCCACGGCCGTGTTGCTCGATTGGTATCTCGGCAATTTCATCCCGAACCGGGCCGACTAATGAATGGGGCAGCGTGATGACGAGTCTAGAAGACGACCGCGAAACCTATCTCGGCGACGGGCTTTATGTGCTGTTCGACGGCTGGGCATTCCGGCTGCGCGCGCCGCGCGAGGATGGCGACCACGTCGTGTTCCTCGAGCCGCGCATCATGAGTGAGTTCCTGGCGTTCGTGGCGAACTCAACGCCCGGCAAGGTGGCCCAATGAATTGGCCGATGCGCCGCGTCATCCTCGAATCCCCCTATGCCGGCGACGTCGAGGCCAATGTCGCCTATGCCCGGCAATGCGTGCGCGATAGCGTGGCGCGCGGCGAGGCCCCGATTGCCTCGCACCTGTTGTTCACACAACCCGGAATCCTTGACGACGGCGTGCCGGAACAGCGCGAGCTTGGCATTGCCGCCGGCCTTGCGTGGCTGATCCACGCCGACGCCATGGTGCTCTACATCGACCGGGGCATGTCGTTCGGCATGCGCGAGGCCATGAAGGCGGCGCAGCACCACGGGGTGCCGACCGAACTGCGCTCGCTGACGGTGATCCATGCGTGACCTGCACACCCTCGACCAATACCGCGTCGACATCAGCAAAACGCACGGCTGGTCGGGCGATGGCACGTGCGGCATGTTCAAGCTGCCGTCACCCATCGACGGCGGCACCCTCATGTGCATCGCCTCGACCGAAGACGGCTGGGACCACGTGTCAGTGTCGCGCAAGAACCGCTGTCCGAACTGGATCGAAATGAGCTTCATCAAGCGCAAGTTTTATGGCGACGACGAAGTGGCGATGCAGCTGCACGTGCAAGTGACGCAACACATCAACGCGCACCCGCATTGCCTGCACCTTTGGCGGCCGCAAGCCGTCGAGATCCCACGGCCACCGGGATGGATGGTGGCCCCACAACCGGAGCAATGACCAATGACCAACGGACGCACACCACCCAAGCCGAACAGCAGCGGCATGCCGCGCGCCAACAACCTGCCGCCGGCCGGCCACAACCTCGGGCCGATGCACGACGAATTTTCGCAAGAGGCCGCGCGCGCCGCGCAACGCTATTTCGACATGACGTCGGAGATCGCCCGCCTCACCGGCGAGCTTGAAGCGTGGCGGCAACGCGCGACGCTGGCGGAAGAGGAAGTCAAACGCGCCGAAGCGCGCGAGCAAAAGCTGGCCGCCAAGCTCGAATTCACCAGCGAAAAATTGATGGCAGAACGCGACACCTATCGCGACCGCCTGACCACGTTGAAAGCCGAATTCGCCACCGCCGGCAACATCATCCTGAATTGCATCAAGGTGTCGGAAGACATGATGCAACAACAGGGCGAGCGCGTGTCGGTCGAACACCTCGACAAGCTGGCGCAGGAACTCGACAGCGAGCCGATGCCCAGCATCATCACCGCCGGCCCGCGCAATTCGGAGTCGTGATCATGGCCGATCTGAAAGAACGCATCGCCGCAAGCGCGGACTTCACCCCCACCGAAAAGCTGTTGCTGCAAGAGGCGTTGAACACCGTCGCCAACACCAGCGGCGTGGTCGAGCGCAGCAATCCGACGTGGCGTGACATCCCAGCGGATAAGGTATTCGACGCCGACACAACGAAGCGTTGCCCGACCTGTGGCGCTGGCCTGTAATGCTGAAACCGATTTGCGTGTCGTGCCAGCGGTTCTACCGGCCGGAACGAAACGGCGTGCGCTTCATCGAAAGCATGCCGAAACCCGGAGTCGTGCGCGCGGCACCGGGCACGTCCGCGCCGGAGCAATGGCAACCGTACAAGCTATGGGTCGCTGATCTGTGGAAGTGCCACGGCTGCGGCCACGAACTAATCATGGGCGCGTCGCGGGTGCCGATGGTCGAGCATTACCAGCCGGATTTCAAAGCCCACTGCGAAGCGGAACGCCACCTGATCCGCTGCACCGTCAACGACTGCTAAAAAAATGCCCCCGGGGAACGGACTCCCGGGGGCAACCGTGCGGCATTCCGGGGGTACGACTCCCCGGCAAGGAACGCCGGACCATGACCGATTCGCCGCGTCATGGGAACGTCGTTGACCACCGCTCGAATCCGATGAACGAAACGGCGGCGATCACCGCCATGGCGAGGATGAACGCCCACAGCGCCCAATTGAATCCGGGCGGGCGATCAGTCATCCGAACACCCACGCCGCCACCGTCATCACCGACAGCACGACGAACGGGAACAGCGCGCCCAGAACGAACCCCCGAAACAACAGGCAACACGGGCAGTCGGTAAACAGGTGCTGCGCTAACCGGCTCGACCAATGCTCGGGCGTCCGACACCACGCTGGCGTGAAGACCTTGGAGGCCCACGCCAGCGCGTTCGATAACCAGTTGTCGGACCACTCGACCGGGCCACCCGGTCGCGGGTCATCCTTGGGACGGAAGCGAATTAGCGACGTCCCTTCGGCTGCGCGCCGCCTTCCGGCAATCCCTGATCCGGCCGGTTGCCGGTGATCGGAATCGGCTGCGATGCAACCGGGATATACATCCAGCCGTATTGCGGCACATAGGCGAGCACCCAACCCTGGCGGCCGGCACCCGGCAGGGTGTTGTCGACGCCGGGTTGCGAACCCGGCAAACCCTGATCGGGTCGCGGTTGCGAGCCCGGCAACGTGTTGTCGATGCCCGGCTGATCTCCTGGCAAGCCCTGATCGGGACGGCCACCGCTACCCGGCAAGCCCTGATCCGGCCGGCCACCCTGACCGGGCAATCCGATATCCGGGTGCACCGGTGCCCACGGCAAGCCGTTGCTCGGATAGACCGGCAACGGCGGCAATCCGATATCCGGGTGACCGGGCGCAATAGGCAAGCTGTTGTCGGGACGGCCGCCCATGCCCGGCAGAGTGTTATCGGGCCGGCCACCGAAGATCGGCCGCCCATAGCCCGGATCGACTGGCGGCGACCAACCGGGGAGCGAGTTGTCGGGCCGGTTACCGCCCCAGCCGCCACCGGGACGACCGAATCCCGGATCGACCGGGCCGTCAACGCCGCCGCCAAGCGGGACGATCATTGCAAGAGTCGCTGTCATGGTGTCGTGCTCCTGTTGCTGCTGTGATTCAGTTGATGCGACGGCCAAGCGTTTCGGGAATCATGATGCTCGGCGTAGGCGCAAGCTCCGCTCCAACCGCCGGCCGTTCAGCTTGGCCGATGACGCGGATCGCCGGAAGACCGAACAACAACGCCACGATCATGTAAAGCGCGATTAACGCGACCACTAACAGGTAAAGCCGCTGCACATTCCAATCGATGGGCCATTGCATCCAACGCGCAAACATCACGATGATTGCCCCGACCAGCACGAGGATGGCCACCACGATGGCCACATTGATCAAGCCCAGAACGAACCCGCTTAGTGACATGGCTCGACTCCCTTATGGTCGTGGTGTCGGCATTAGCGCCAAGGCCGGGTTTCAGCGGATTGAAGCTGAAAGCTCGCAGTGCATTCATGTGGATCCCACGCCAGCGTGGAGGCCCTCGCTACAATGTGCGCCTTGATAGCGTTGTTCGTCCCAGTTTGCGCCCGCTTGGGCTGACCGGTGCCATCTAATACCCAATTCGCAAACAGCTTGCTTACTTGTTCATCAAGTGCCTTGTCGATTGCCGCAAGCATGACCGCTCGAATGTGGTCACGCTGTTCTGCGGTCACGCAAACGCTCACCTGTGATTCCGCAGCACCGCTGGCGACGTTCACCAGCGTGTACGCCAGTGCCACGGCTATCGCTAACGCAACAATCGCCCAAACCCATTCCTTTCCGCGCGTGATCACGCCGCCGATTCCACGATGCTCTCGACCTCGGCCAAAAGCTCGACCACGTCGCTGCGCAACGTCACCTCTTTTCGAATGATCGGCCCCCAGTGATCCTTGCGATTGCGCAGCCCGACGGCGGTGGAGAACACCGCGAACGCGGGGCAGAACTTCGCAAGCCACTGGTACGCGGCCCCCTCACCCTCGCCGACCGTTTCGAGGTTCGACGCTGTCGGCCAGATGCCCTCGGCGAACACGTGCAGGAATCCGTTGGGATCACTCCAATAGCGGTCGAACAGCGTTTCCATTTCGCCCGACGCCGACTCCATGTTCCACGACATTTGAAACAATGCCGATTCGCACGTGTCGGATCCTTGCGAACTCGAGCCGGCCGACTGATCGCGGCCGCAGCTGTAGTCGCCGGATGACTCACGCATGCCCAGACCTATCAATAAGGTCCACAGCGCGCGCAGCGTTTCCACGCCGCCGGCCTCGACGTCGAGGCCCAGCGATTGCATTTCCTTGGCGTACCACGCCAGCGCGTCGTCATCTTCGTCGCCGGCACTCGGCTGCGCCATTTCTGCTGCTGCGGAGTGGTCGGCATTGAACGCCGTGATCGCCAGCGCGTAGCACAGGCACATGCCCGGCAGGTATCCGATGGGCGACTGTCCCCGGCTCGGCCAGGAATAATCTTGCACCGACGAGTCGAGTGCGAGTTGCACGACGCGCGTGCCCAGTGCATGCGGCAATCCGTTGGACCCTGCCGCCACCCGCGCGTCGAGCGAGTCGACGGCATCCCACGTGACCGGACCCACAACACCGTCGGGCTTTAGATCGCAAGCGCGCTGGAACGCGCGCACCTGGGCGTCGGTCGCGGAGCCGAAGTCCCCGTCAGCTGGCAGGCCAAGTGATTCCTGTAGTTGAACTACATACGCGCCGTCGTCGCCCTTGCCCAGCGTGGGGCGATCCTCTTCGCTTGTCGGCGGCGGGCGCGTCCACGACGGCGGCACGCCTTCGGTTTCCTCGCCGGCCACCGCTTCGGCGATGGCGTTGCAAATGACGTCAAAATTCTGTCGGTAGATATCGGCGTCGGCGGTCGAATTGACGAAACAGATTTCCAGAAGCACCGCGACTTCCTGAGTCGCGTTAAGGAACTTCAAATTTCCCGAATGCTTGGGTCCGCGGTTGATCAATCCCGACGCCGCACAGATCGCGTCGACCACCGTGTCGGCCACCTCGCTGCCGGCGGTGGATGCATAGAACACCTCGCAACCGACCGGGTTGCTGGTGTGGTCGGAACCATTGAACGTCGCGGAATTGAAATGCACCGATATGTCGAGATCATGCGGGCCGGCATCGTTGTGGGCGGCCACGATGCGATTCAAATTCTCGGTCTGGTCGTCGCTCACATTGTCGTGGAATGTTTCCACCTCGACGCCCAGCGCGCGCAGCGCCATGGCGGTGGCGTCGACCACCTCGCGGGCTTCGTCCACTTCGTCAAGATACGGCGGAACGGGTGAGCCTGCGGCCCCCCTGATATAGAGGCCGTGACCGCTCGACATCACGATGCGCATCTAGCCCTCGATTAGCGCCCGCTTGGCGGCTCTTGGGCGCTTGGTTAACCGCGCCGCCATGTCTTGCATAGCGTCCCTGCTATAGAGCGCCATTTCGCGCCAGACGGTTTGCACGTCTTGCCCGCCGAACAACCCGCCAGCGTCAAGCACGACGGTGACCGGATCGTCCCAGCGATACACCGTGCCGTCGGGATATTTCCATGCCGCCATCATCTTGTCCTTGTCGACCGGATCAGGAATCGCGGTGATGATGGCGTCGGCGTCGGCTTCGGTCTTGCCGTTGTCGGCCAGCCACATCAAAAATTGCCGATGGCTGACGGCCACAAGCGCCGCCTGCGACGGGTCGGGCGGCACCGGCGCGACGAATCCACCGGCCTCGGTCCATGTGTAATACGGCTGCACCTCCGGCCCGCATTCAATCCACGTGCCGGGCACGGTGGATCCGAACACTTGGTCGGGCGTCACGTCCATGCCTTCCGGTGGCGTGAACACCTCGGCCACCACGCCGTCGACCACCCGCGCATAATGAGCCATCGTGCCCTCGCTTAATCCTGTCGCACGTGCGTGATCTTTACGCGCCCGTTCGCGCCGGCCAGCTGGTAACCGTAGTAATAATTATCACTCTGATTGCCCGATCCGCCGCCGCCCGGTGGCAAGCCGGCATTGCCTTGCATGGCATACAGCCGGCCGCGTCCGGTGCCGCCGCCGGGCGATCCGCCCAAGCCCCAGAACACTTGGTGCGGGAAGCCGCCCGAACCGTCGATCATTTCCATGCCGCCGGTGCCGCCCTGGCCGGGCGTCGATCCCACCTCACCGTCGAGGTTGCCGCCACCGCCGCCGACGCATGACATCAGCACCGGGCCACTCTGGATCGAAATGCTGGTCGTGCCGCCGGGGAATCCGCGATTGCCGCCGGCCTGATTGCCCTGCCCGCCAACACCCACGATCAAGTTTAAGATCTGCCCGGTGACCACCCGAAGATAAAGCAAGCCGTACTGCCCGCCGCCGCCACCGCCACCGCCGCCGCTACCGGTGCCAGCTGCACCGCCGCCGCCCGCGCCCCACGCCTCGATTCCCACATTGGTCACGCCGGTCGGCACCGGCCACGAGGTCGAGCTATTGAAAATCAACACGGTGAGATCGAAAGCGTCGCCGCCGAATTGCGACGGCACCGGGCCGACGACATAGAACGACCCGCCGTAGAAGATCGCCTCGAATGGTTTCAGCGCATAGAGATCCTGCGGTGCCAGATTCAGGCCGTCGTTGCGCACCACTGGCACCGGGCCATGGCCGTCGAGATTGACTGTCACCGGGCCGGTGTTGGCCTTCTCCGGCAAGATGCTTAACGTCATGTAGTTGTTGTAACCGGTCGACGGCGGGTCGAGCGTGGCGGTGAAATTGTTGGGACCGCCGACGAACATTGTGCCGCGTGGCAAGCCGCGCTGAATCAAATAGCGCGCCGCCAATTCGAGATTGGTCAAGCGGTTCGGGTTGTAGGCAATCATGGCGCGGTCGACCAGCGCCTCTTGCTCGCTGATCAGTGAGTTGACCACCTCCGGCCGCAAGCGCACGTCGCAGCCGTTGCCGTAGTACAGCGCGGCGGTGCCGACCGGTGCGGTGATCGGCGGATATGCGTGCGTCGGGTTCAGCTGGTCGTTGGGATTCGGTGCCAGCCCGCCATCGGTCGCAGCCGGGAAAATGCCACTCATGTACGGCCCCCTTGCAGTGCTGCGACCTGCGATTCGAGTTGATCAATGCGGCGCATCGCATCCTGCAACGCTTGGATCAATGCCGGCACGCATTTGGAATAGTCCACCGACCACGGCATGAACCCGGCTTCGCCCGGCTCGCCGGTGCCCTTGACGACAGCTTGCGGCAACACCGGCTCGAGTTCCTGCGCCATCAATCCGACGGCGTGGCCGCCGCCATCTTTCCAATCGAACTCCTGCACCGCCAGCGCGTCGATGATTTCGCGACCGCGCGAAAACGGCGTGTTGTTTTCCTTCAGCCTGATATCGGAGCTTGCCGCATACACGGTTTCGTAGTCGCTGATTCCAATCACGCCCACCTGGGTGCCGGCGTAGTTGTAAAATCCACACGCATAATTGCCGGCACCGGACCCGCCGGTGGCGGATCGACCCCAGAACGTAATCCCGACATGACCCCAGTACGTGTTGCATTGCGCTTCGGTGTTGCCGAAGTACGATGCCGCGCCAGCCGATCCGGTATAGGGGCCGATGCCGACGCACCCGTCGGTACGGCGGATGGTGAACGGTGTGTTTTGCGTAGCCCCAGCGTCGCTGAATCCGATGATTTGAAAATCATCGCGCGCGGCGTTGCCGATGCCGCGCATTGACCAGCGCCCGACGGTGCTTTTCTTGAATAGTATTTCGCCGACGTAGGTTGCGCCCGGCGAGTCAACCGCCAGCTGTGCGTTGTTGCCGGCTGGCGCTTTCAGCGTGAGCGCCGGTGCGGCGAACGTCGCCGTGCCGGTGGCACGTGAGATCAACAGTGGCGTGGTGAGTTGCGAGTCGCCGTCGGAATAGGAGTCGAGGCGGAAATCGCTGCCGGCGTTGCTGCCGGCCTCGGCCGTGGCGTCGCCCAGCACCAGACGCCACCGCCGCTTGTTGTCGATGCGATTCAACCCGGTGATGGCGGCATCGTTGCCCGGGTTCTTGTAGATGCGGAACGTCGGTGCAGGGTCGTTGATCCACACGCTTTTGAACGTGGCCACGCCGGATGCGCGGTCGATCACCAGCGGCGAGTCGATGACGACGCCGGCATCGTCGCAGCGCGTCACCGCATAATTTGCGCCGGCATTGGCCCCGCCTTCCGGTGCGGTGTTCATTTCCGCGCGCCATCGGTCGATGCCGTTGCGCTGGTATCCGAACCACGCCGAACCGTTGGCGGCGACCGAATTGACGTTGATGGCCGGCTGGACCTTGGCGACCGAAATGTTGCCGGTGAACACGCCCCCGGTTTGCGGCATGTACGATGGGCCGCCGGCCGATATCGGAGTCCAGCCGTTGTTCAGCCGGGCATAGGTTTGTCCGTCGGTCGGGGCCTCGCCGATCTTGGTGTCGGCATATTGCTTCGGCACCGCCTCGAGCGGCTGCGTCGGATCGCCGTGCAACACCAGCGGCCCCGTCAGCTGGCCGCCGGTGAGTTGCAACACCTGAGTCCACGCCACGCCCTTGCGACCATAGGCGAACGTATCGTTCGGCGCTTCCGGCATCGCCACCACGATGGCGTCGACGTAGGCTTTGCTTGCGGCATGCTCCGGCAATGTCGGCGTGACCGGAATGACCAGCGCGCCGGTCATGGTGTCGCCGGCCTTGGCCACTTTGAGCGCGTCGCCGTCGTCCACGTATTGCTTGGATGCGGCGTGGTTGGGTGCGGTCGGTGCGCCCGGCAGGATGATCGGCCCGGTCACCGCCCCGCCCGCGCTGTCCAGCTTCTGATCGAATCGGGCCACCAGCGCGTCGCCCAGATTGGTCACCAGATTGGCATTGAATGAGAACCCCAGCCGGTCGACGGCGGCCAACGGCTCGGACGTGAGCGCGTTCATTTGTGCGTCGGTCAGCATGGTCGAGCAATCGGACGCGACGTAGAACGGCCCGTTGCCGATCACCGTGTGCGCGGGGATGTAACCGTTGACAACACCCGGCCCCGGCGGAACGCCGCCCATTTCTTCAGGTGGGAAAATTGCCGCCATTCGGTCCCGCCCCGCTTGGTTCGCGCCGGATACTAGACTCAAAATGCTTAAAGCGGAAATGCTAAGGATCCCGCCAAGGCCCGGCGGCGTCTACATAATGCAATTCGCTTCGTCCCGCTGATAGACACACCAGAACGCATTGCGCGGCAGAATCTGCGGCAACAGCCACTTAAACGCTTCGTAGTATTCCGGGTCGTGCGGCTGCGGCGACGGCACTGTCGGCAAGTTGCAATTGCTCGGCAGGATGCGCTCGCCCGGCCACATCACGATGTTCAATGACAGCAGCGGGTGATAGCACGTCGGCACCATCGGAATGAGTTCGCCCTTGCCTGGAATCGGGTTGTTGCTGCAATTGACCTTGTCGGGGCAATCCTGCTGATCCCGCGCCATTGTCCACCAGCCGCTCGGGTGCTCGGCCGGACAGTCGAATTGCCCGGCGTATCGCATCAACATCCGCGCGCCGAACACGCCCGCCAGCTGGGTCAGCGTGTCCCAGTTCATCACCTCGAATTTCAATCGCCAGACGAGGCAAATGAGAAACGACAACAGCTGATCGGACCATTGCCCTTCGCATTCGTTGGGAAACGTGATGCCCAGCCGCGCCGCCCAGAGCTTCACCGTCAGCTGCGCCCGGCACGGGTCAAGCTCCCGTAGCAGCACGCATAACGCCTCGACCGAACCGAATCCGACCGACCCGAAAGCGTCGAGCAAGGCCAGCTGCGGCAACGGCGGATCGTCGTCGCACGGGATTGAATCGCCGCAACATCCGCCGACGATAAGTTGCTGGCACCCGACCCGATTGCACCCGATGGCCGTGGCCCCAAGGCTTTGCTGACCGCTCGACAGTGGCGGCGATGCTTCCTTGGTGATGTTGTAGATCTGCCCTTCCGGTGCGAATGCCCGGATCGCGCAAATGAAAAATTCTTCGTCGACGTCGCACGGCGACGGCCCGCAACAGCCGTCCGGCACACGACACTGAATCGTCGGAAGGTCGGGGCCGGATGTGTTCATGGCCGGCGCGCCAGGGCGAGCGGCGGTGCGGGCTGGAACGTCGATTCCCTTAGCTCGACGTCTTCGACCAC